CAAGTTTAAGGGTGGCAGAGTATAATTAGGCGTGTTCTTTTGAGGACACGTAAGCGGTTATGGCGGAATTGGCAGACGCGCTGGTTTTAGGTGCCAGTGGTTACCCGTGTGGGTTCAAATCCCACTAACCGCATTTGTTAGTACTTGCAATTCCGAATGCCGGTGCTATAATAAGGATGGCAGAAGATTGCTGCAGTACCCGGAAGCATAGCTCAGCCGGGATGAGCGTTCGCCTCACACGCGAAAGGTCAGGGGTTCGAGCCCCCTTGCTTCCACTCGAAAAAGCTGATAAAATGGGCATTCCCGGGCAACGGGTAGGCGATTAGTAGTCAAAATAGTAGTCAAGCCTAAAACGAAAGGAGTTTTTTGCAAAGATTCCAATAATTTTATAGTGAATGAAATGTGACGGATACATGACGGGTAGACCGTCTTTTTTTATGCCAAAATTTAAGCATAAGGAGGGATGACCTTATGGGAAAATTCAAATTTTCAGATGAAACACTGGAACATATATTCAGCAAAGAACGTACAAGGGAAGTTCCGATTAAGTATCAATCAATCATGGTTCATGTGATCGAGGAAGTTTTAGGAGAGACGGGTAATGCTTATGAATTTCAGTCCGTTGGGACTTATGAACAAGCCGACATATCAGACACTTGATGAAGTTGAAATTGCAAAACAGATAGAATCAATGGAAGAAAGGGAGAACAGCCATGCCGCAGCCGATTATGAATCCGAATTATTTCAATCCGCAGTATAGAACACCTATGTACGGACAGTTTATGCCACAACAGGAGCAATTCCAACCACAGCAGTTTATGCAACAGCCACAGCAAAACGCAGTACAGATGTACGGTCGCATTGTACCGGCGCAAGAGTGCATAGCACCGAATGAGGTTCCTATGGATGGCAACACAGCATTCTTCCCCAAGCAGGACCTGTCGGAGATCTATGCTAAATCCTGGGGAGCAGATGGAAAAATATATACAAGGCTCTATAAGCCTGTTTTAGATGCAGACCTTAACAATTTACCGTCAGACACAGAAAAGGCTAAATTTGACCTATCAGACGAAGCCACAGCGGTATTTATGAAGCGCTTCGATGAACTGGAACAAAAGATTGAGCAGTTGAAAACTTCGCAAACGCAAAGAAAAACTCCACAATCGCAAAGAAAGGATGATGCAGAATGAATATGATGAATCCTATGCAGATGCTTAAGACAATGGGGAATCCGCGACAGTTTATCCAAAATATTATGGGAAACAGTCAGATCATGTCAAACCCTATGGCTAAAAATATAATGGGCATGGCTCAAAAAGGAGATTTTGCCGGAGTAGAGCAGTTAGGAAGAAATATTGCTAAGGAACGTGGTATGGATTTTGATTCCGAATTTGATAAATTCAAGCGTCAATTTCCTATGAAGTAGATACTAAATTCTTGCAAGATTAAGTATAAAAAATCTTATATGGAGGTAAAAATTATGTTTGAGAGTAACAATACTCCCTTTACCATGCCTGTTATGCCGGCTAATGGCGGATACGGAAACAACGGTGCATGGGGCGACGATGGTGCATGGTGGATTATTATTTTCGTCCTTTTCTTCGCTTTTGGCGGTTGGGGCGGTAATGGATGGGGCGGTAATGGCTCTAATTCCAGTTACTACACTGATTCTGCATTGCAAAGAGGGTTCGACACCCAGTCTATCATCGGTAAACTGGACGGAATCAATAACGGTCTGTGTGACGGATTCTACGCTGTAAACAACGGTATGCTTACTGGATTTAATGGCGTAAATACCAACATTTTACAGACTGGCTATGGCATCCAACAGGCTATCAATGCAGACACCGTAGCAGGAATGCAGAATGCTAACGCTTTACAGGCACAGTTAGCACAGTGCTGCTGCGATACCCGTGAAGCTATCCAGGGTGTAAACTACAATATGGCAACGAATACTTGCGCATTGCAGAACACCATGAATAACAACACTCGTGATATTATCGACAGCCAGAATGCCGGTACAAGAGCAATCCTTGACTACTTATGTCAGGATAAGATCGCTACTCTGCAGGCAGAGAACAACGATCTGCGCAGAGCCGCTTCTCAGGATCGTCAGAATGCTCTTCTGACTACTGCCATGAGCGCACAGACACAGCAGATCATTAACGCTGTGAATCCTGCGCCCATCCCGGCATACCAGGTTCCCAACCCTAATGTATATTACGGATGCGGATGTAATACTGGTTGCGGATGCTAAAACTGCATATCGAGTAACTTAACCTTAAGGTTATGTCTGCTATGCAGAATTACTGACAACATGGGGCAGACTATATGGTTTGCCCCTTTGATTTTGAAAGAGAGGTATTTATTATGGCTGAATATACAGCAGTAGCATTACAGACTGTGGCAGCAGGAGCGGACGTTGCTTTTACTGAAACTGCCGTAAATGGAAGTAACTGTATCAATCATAGAGAGGGATCCGGAATTGTGAAGTTAAGAGGTATCACTAATCAGTGTCGTGCAAGATTCCTTGTAAGTTATTCCGGTAACATTCAGATTCCCACTGGTGGAACTGTTGGGGAAATTTCCCTTGCGTTGGCGGTAGACGGAGAACCTTTACAGTCCACAAGAATGATCGTAACTCCGGCAGCAGCAGAGAATTTATTCAATGTTTCTGCACAGACTTACATTGATGTCCCTCGTGGATGTTGCAGTACGGTAGCCGTTCAGAACACTTCCGCACAGCCTATTCAGGTACAGAACAGCAATTTGATTGCCGTTCGTGAAGCGTAGGAGGTGAAAAATCATGGATGTTAAGAGAATGCATGAAATGATTGAAAAACTTTCTGAATGTGCTAAAGCGCAGTTTGACAAGGGTATTGACAAAGTAGATACTTGCGAAATGGGAAAAGTCGTTGATATGATGAAAGACTTGTCGGAAGCTATGTACTACCGGGAACTGACAAAAACCATGCAGGAATATGACCCGGACGAAGTCATGGAAATGTTTGATCGTTACGGTGACGGTGGTAAACGTTTTTATGACCATTACCGCTATGCTGACGGCAGATTTGCACCTAAAGGTCGTGGAACCTACCGCAGAGGGTATGAAGAGCCACCCTATTACCACATGACCCCGGAAATGTATCACCGTGACATGGACAGAGACATGGGGCGTATGTACTACACGGAAACTTCTTCATCCGGTATGCGTGATGCAAGAGAGGGCAGAAGTGGAATGAGCCGCAGAACCTATATGGAAAATAAGGAACTGCATAAGGCGAATACACAGCAGGACAAAGAAGCAAAAGTCCGTGACCTGAACACATACATGACCGAACTTGCAAACGACATGACGGAGATCATCAACGATGCAACACCGGAAGAAAAGACGGTACTGCGGAACAAGCTGTCTGCACTGGTAACAAAAATCGGTTAAACACTTAAGGGGCTTATTTAGCCCCTTTTATGTTGGAGGTGGTAACTTGTTCACGATAAATGGAATGGACTGGAATTTAAGGCTTGTACGCAGTCACAGTCCTATGCTGATGCGTTCTGATGGTACATATACGTTTGGAATGACAGACCGGAACACAAGAGATATTTACATATCAGACATGATTCACGGTAATTTCTATGACCGTGTGCTGTGCCATGAATTGTGCCATGCGTTCTGCCTGTCCTACAATTTGACTATGGACATTCAGACAGAAGAGATTGTTGCTGATTTTTTGGCAACCTACGGCAGAGAAGTGTTTGCGCTGGCTGATGAACTGATAAGTGGACTTGTTGGAATGGCAATGTGACTGTTTGCCACACTAATAATTTTCTACGGTACGTTTAACGTACAATAGAATAATTGAGCGACACGGTGTCACTCAAATAATGGCATAGAAAAGACCCCTGTTATGGGGTCTCTTCTTTTGCGCAGTCCTCTAAGTCTTTCTGAAGAATTTTAGATGCAAGGTCTGAAAGCTGTGGGAAGTATGTGATTACTTCGGAATTTCTGCATTTCCAGTTTCCGGTCGTTGCGCTGTAAATTCTCTTTGCTTCATCAAAATTATACGTTCTTCCCAAAACTTCAAGTAAGTGGTGCATATATTCCTTTGATGTAATGTCGTAGCAACGGCAGATGTAGTTGATTTTGCCACGGTTGATGCAGAACCAGTCTGTTTCAAACTCTAATGTCGGCTTTTCCTCGATTGCTGTGGTGGAAGTAGGTGCTGGATGTTGATTTCTTAATGCAAAATAAGCATTGACAAGGCTCCTCTGAACTTTCCATGATAAATCATCCTTAAATGGCTTTACAAGCATAAGGTATCCGCTTTCGGTGAATACAGTAATACCTCTGTTTGGAATATCAATATTTCTAATGTCCACCGGGTGGACATTAGAATTTTCTTTTTCCAAAACAATATAATCAACGCCATTTATAAAGCGCTTTTTGTTTCTATTAAACGCTTTTCTAGCCGTGCCACTTGGTCTTTTATGAACAAGGTCGATATCGTCAAAAGTAACAACCATCTGACCATTGTATTCTCTGACATCTAACTCTGTTCCTTCAACGTTTACAATATTTTCCATATTATTTTTCCTTTCTTTTTATCTATCACAAAGTATATTTGTATATGCCAATATGCATTTGAGGAAATGAATGCTGGTATTTTCAAGGTTACAGATAATTTTTTTGATAAGTTCTTCTCTCATTTTCAGCTCCTCCATTTAATCAAAAATAATTTGCCAAAAGGAAGATGCAGTGCTATAATTTACATAATCCTTTTGGGGTAAAGGAGCAGCCGGTTACTTTGCGGGTATGGCTGCTCCTTCTTTTTTAGTTTCCGATTTCTTCATCAACTTTTTCGTTAAACCATTTCGTTTTAGTCAATCCTTTTTGGGAAAGTTTTTCCTCTAACTTCTCAAACTTTTCCTTTTCGATTTCAACACTAAAATTTTTTGTTTTCTTTCTTCGCTCTTTGAAGTAATCGGCTCTGCTTTTAGGTGCTATGGGTATCACCTCCTTGTTTCGAGATACATTATATAATGTTTCGAGATACAAGTTAAGCATTTTTTCAAAAAATAAAAATGCACTAGATTGAATCTAGGGCGTCTATCATCCGACCAGTTTATTCACCGACTTATTTTCCAAAAATTCCTTAATTTCTCCGTATCCCCAACCGTATCCAACCAGTGAACTTACAAGCATTTCTGCATTCTGAACTAACAGTAGTTCTTCCTCAGTCAGATAATCCCGGATGTTTTCTTTGTTGCCAATATTAAGGTCAAGCCGTAATTGCTTTGCGGTTTTTCTGAATACTGATTTATAAATCAAATCGGTGTAGGTAGAGTATGCATGACCGTGCATCCGTTCGTTTTCGGAAGTCCTCTGCAAACTATCCGTAAGTACCCTGCGGACACCGATTCCTTTTTCACGTTCACGTATTTTGCCAATAAGAGCCTTTTCCATAGCGTTAAACTGCCGTATGTAGGCTTCCTTGAACTGCATTGCTTTTTCACCAGTGTATCCCATAGCAAGAAGAGTAAATCCGTCTCTTGTCATAACAAACATAGGTTTTTTCCTGTTAATACTATCTGTATAAGAGATAGGCACGAAATTGTGCTCTCTAAATTCTTCACTACAATCAAGTTCTCTTATGTCCTGCATAACACGTTTATGCTCTTTTCCAAACGTTTCCGCAACATCAAGGCTTGTTACAACGGTTACTTCTTCTTTGTTTAATGTTTTGATTTCAACTAACATTTTCTACCTCCAACAAATACATTGTCATGGGGCAGAAGAGCATAAAAATAAGCCCACTACCCCTGTTACTGTTGGAGTAGCGAACTTCCAATCTTTTTTTGGTCTGTCTTTATTCCGGGTCTTGGTTGCAATCTAGGCTGTTTAAGCAGCTTTCACTCACCGGACATGATGCAAGACTTCCTAACTGACACATATTATATCATGCAGAACATGGGTTCGCAACATAAAAAATAAGAGCACCCTTGCGGATGCCCTTAAAATCCTATATTCTATTGTAATTTGATAACTTCTTTGTTACCTGTCCAGATGCTTGTTTCGTATTCCAGTTCAATACTCTGCGCATCCTGCGGAACTACAAATGCAATCTTGTAAGAGGTATTTCTTCCGCTTGAAAGATTAGCATTCAACGAAGAACTATCAACAACACTGTAATTCTGCTCACAATCTGTATTGTCTGCGTAGCACTGGAAATCGTAGATGCTTACATACTTATCATCTTTGCTGTTGTTCTGATAAGAAACATCAATCATAATGTATTTTGTTCCATCAGCAGGAGCGTTCCAACCGTATTCATCCTCATAATCAGTGTAGTCAAGGTCAAAGTCATTGATTGTGACTTGCAAGCCGTCCGCATCGAATGTGTAACCGGGAGAAATAACAGTACCACTCGGTACTTCCGCTTCTTCAACTTTAGATTCCGGTGTGATTTCTGATACTGCGGCAGAACTTTCCGTTGTTGCAGAAACTGATGTCTGTTTTCCGGTAGATTCCTTGTTGCTATCGGATACACTATTTACAAACAATGCCATAATGGCAAAAATAATAATTCCGATAATAGAGCAAGTCAGTCCTGCGATAGCAGTGCCGTGTTTCTTGTCTTTCTGACATAGTGCAATGATAGCAAGAACAGCACCTATAATTCCCGGCACAATTCCGAAAGCTATACAAGCTGTCAAAATACTGATGATTCCTAAAATCATCGAAGCAATTCCTAAACCACTTTGTTTCATAGAGTAATTACCCCTTTCATTTTGAATTTTATAAAATTTTAACACATTTGTGGTATTCTGTCGATAAATAGATGTGAAGTATTGAAAAAATTTTAATGTGTTTCTTTTGATACCCCCGTAGGTCTGCATTTTCAACCGAAAATCTCATTTTCAGAGGTTTTTGAAAGAAAAATTTTCGACAAAATTATAATGTCTTTTTCAAAATACCCCCCGGGGTAGCACTTTTCAAGCTGAAAAATCCGTTTTCAGAGGTTTTTCGCAGATTTTTTCAGACCGATTCAAGGCATGAAACACCTGTTCACTTCTGCGGTGCAAGTCCTGACCCTGTCACCCGTTCACCGTGTCGCAGCTTTCGCAAGGTCTCCGACTGCCGAAAGCATGGAATCATACGCAGAACGCAACAGCTCCGCAGATTCCGGAGACAGACCACCGGCGGCAGTCTCCACCATTATAACGGTTTCCAGCCGTTCCCCGGCATCCGATACGCTTTCCATGATGTCATATACATGACCGATTCCCACTTTTCGCATTTTGATAAAATCCCCCTTGTAATATTTGATTGTACACCAATACAGCGCAAGCCGTCAATATATCCGGGCGCAGGATCTGACCGGAACCGGTGTAAGAGTAACACAAATAGACCGCCAGCCGGCAGCAGATCCAACGGAACACGACAAAAAGACGGCTTGCGACCGTCTTTTATCCGTTTTCAAGTTCAAAAATTGCCCACCGCAGGGCGGCGGCTGTCTCCGTGTCTTTCTCTCGCTCCGCACGCTCTAACAGCTTGTAAAGTCTTTCAATGTTCTTTTCTTTCATCCTGGTGACCTCCTTTTTCAATTTTTGGGTAAAATACACCCATAAAGCCATTGCCGGGCATCGCTCCCGGCGGGCATCCTCTGCAATGGCTGTCAATGTTCAAAATCTATAATTCCCAAATAAAATTGATCTTTAAAGTTATAAAAAAAATGATCTTTTAAATCTGATAATGTTTTTTTTCCATTTTTTAACGCTTCAAAATCACTCAACACCATTTCATCAGTATAATTTGCATATTTATTATAATTAATTGATATTCTAAATTTTTCTCCGGATTTTACCCAACCCAAACGACCGGAATTTTTAGCAACTGGATATACACCTATTGCATAACCGTATAAATCATTATAATCTTTTGTGTTTTTGTCGTGCCAATTCTCTAGTTGTATTTCTGTGCCGTCAGGCATTGCCGAAATTTCTATAATTTTCATTTTCTTGTTCCTCCACATTTTCAATTTTTCCCGTTTCCGGGTAAAAGCAAGCCGGGGCACGATCCCCGGTGTAAGCCTGTCTTACTTGCTTAATTCTCTATAGTACCGGAGCACATACCCGGCAAGCATTGCAAAAATTAGTAATATAAAATTCTCCATGCTCTTATTCTTCCCCCATATCGTCCAAAACTTCGGCGATTGCCTGCCCTAACAGATAACATCTAATTGTTACGTCCATTTTTTCCCAGTCCTCAGATAAAAACCATTCTCCAACCGTTGCGGCATCTGTTCCGAACTCTTCGCAAGCATCTTTTAAAAGATCAATGTTATCTTTAACATATTCCTGCGCCTGTGCTCTGCTAAAAGTGTAAGAGCCGCTTGCGTTTCCGGTTACGCTGTCTTCTGTAAAAAGCTCATCATTTAAGTAGCTTTCCAACTCGTCACGGTCTGCAAAATCTTCTAAATTAATCTCGTTGTTGATGTACTCTTTGATATCTTCTTTCATAGCTTCTAAATAGTTATACATATTGCTTTACCTTTTCACCCGTGTTATAATTTGGGTGCCTTTCTTTTTGGGTGCCGGTGTTCGCTTGGTAGGTGTCACCGGCTTTTTTATTTGTTGATATTATAATAACAAATATATTGCACATATACAATATGTAATATTTAACAAAATAATGCACATATAACCATGCGTTTATTAGTTAAAATGTATATTGCACATATTTTATTGACAAACTAATGCACATATAGTATAGTAAAGCTATATTTATATTGTATGGAGGTAATAAGAATGGGTATAAACAAAACAAGTGAAGCACAATTAAAAGCTAGTAGAGAATACGAAAAAAGAAACGACCGTATAAATATAGTTTTTCCGGCAGGCACTAGGGACAAAATGAAAGAGCTTGGAATTGAAAAGCCGAACACGTTTATTAAAGAAGTAGTTGCGGCAGAACTTGAAAAAATGGAGAAATACAAAAAATAATGCACATATATCTATTGACATATAATGCACATAATGTTATAGTGATATCACGATATCAAACAAATGATATCACACTAATGATATCATAAAAAACTAATGATATCACATTAATGATATCACAAGAAAAGGAGGTGCTAAAATGTCGGAAACATTTAACCAAATGATTAGATTCCCGAAAGACCTAGAACCGCAGATCAAAGCGCAGGCAGAAAAGAACTGTGTAAGTGTCAACCAGTTTGTTATAGGTGCCGTGATCGCAGCATTGCAACCAGTACAACCGCAGACAGTGACAGAGCAACCGAAAGAAACGCCCGTGGCAGGCTCTAGAAGCCACTTAGACGAGAAAATCGCACTCATACAGGCAAATGAACGGCTACACGCTTTACAAGCCAAAACAGCGGCAGAAAGAGCCGCTAGAGAGCACGGAGAAGTTAAACCAGTTATAAAACATCCTCCGAAATGGGCAGGCTTACCAGGACAGCGGCCGGATGAAAGTAACGTTGAATGGGTGGAGCGCAAGACAGCAGAAGCAAACGAAATTTATAAATCAGCAATGGAACGTCTGAAAGCTGAAAAGGAGAGTGAAACCAAATGACAGGCACACCGGAACAAATCGTAGAAAAGAAAGCCGCCCGGATCCGCTCAAACGTCCGGCAGTTCTTCCGGTACTACCGGGAGCAACTGGAAACAACGGAATCGGAACGGCTAAAAGAATTTAACCGGGCAGAACTCCAAGCACTGGAAGCAGTGCAAGCGGAAACGCTCCAAGCACTGGAGAGCATGACCGATTCTGAGTTATTGGCCAGCAAAACCGCATACGGTGACAGGGCACTAATTGAACGGATCACAGCGAGAGCGGAACGGATAAGAAGAACAGAAAGAGCAACAGCATAAACAGGAATTAAGCAGGTGTAACAGCCTGCTTTTCTTGATCTATTTTCACTGCGACATTTTAACGTGCTAAATTTTGTAGACAAATTGTAGGCATTTTGTAGACGCAGATTAAATAAAAGGAGATTAGATAAAATAAAGGTTAGATAAAATAAAAATAAATAAGTGCAGAAAGGCATTGTATAACCAAGTATATATAAATACTAGAGCCGACCAGCTGCCACCATGTGCCCATCTGCAAAAATTACCTATCTGTCTGTCAAAAAATCCCATTTGTCAAATTTACACGGATGATATTTTTTAAGCACATGATTTTTATATGTTCAGGATCACCGGCAGGCATACCACAATAACAAATTGTCAAATGCGTAAAAGGTTGTGATATTATGTTGTAGATTTATAAATAGCACTTATGGTATGATAAAAGCAGTTAGGGAGCCGACGTTAATACGGTGCGAGTGACAGCGGTGCAAATCCAACCCCCCTATGGATATGTAGCCGCCCAGATTGTAACCAAGACCACCGGAGCCGACAGACCGGAACCGATCAGAAGTCACTAGCTGATCACTTTTGTAAATTTATGTTTTTACATGATCTGTGGAGGAGATTAAAAAAACATGGGTTTATTAAGTGATGCCAGTGATTTTTTATTGCAGATTTTCAGGAGGTGCAGAGCGGTGCAGGACGTCAGAGAGATTCCAAACATTGACGAGATTAAAAAAAATATCCGTAAATACTTTGACGATTATTGTGCGGCTTATGGCATCGATGACATGAGATCACAACGGCAACCGGTTTTTAATGGAGCCATGCAATATATATATAATAATTATATAAGACCTAGCAATGTATTAAAAGATATACCCCAAAACGTAGTGGATAATAGTATTAACCAAATGCTAACTAACTACAATGCGTACAATATAGATCTGTTGTATGAGGTTTATTTATATCTTAGGGAGTTAGCTAACGCCTATGATATGACTGCTACAGCTGATACATTTAAGATATTAACAGGGATATCTAAACAGGCTTTGAGTGCATGGAGGACTAAATCAAGTACATCGAGCATGGACGAGGTCAGAAAAGCTTTTGTAAATTGGTTAGATGATGCAGAGTGTGATCAGCTTGTTGCTTTTAATCTGCGGAATGCGCTGGGAGCAACGGAACGATTAAACAACGACCACGGGCGGAAACAAACCACACAGCAAGAGATTGTGCACAAGATAGCCAGGACAGCCGACCAGCTCCCACGATTAGACACAGATTTTGGACAAAATACATCAATGTTGACCGATTCCGGAGCGTATGACGATAATACATCAGATGCAAACGAGTAGCAACAAGTGCTGAAACGTGCGGAAATACGGGATAGTTAAGAACGTGTCAATAAAGACTGCGCGAAGCGCGAATTTTGCGCATAGTTGAAATGCGTTGATGGCAACGGGGGAGGGGGTCTGACAGGATTAGTGAACAGCCCCTACTTAGTCCCTCAAATTTCCTCAAAAATAAAAAAGACCCTTAGGAGGTGTACCACATGATTTTCATTTACATAGTTTTAGCATGGATACTGTTTCAATTACAAGCTCCTGCATGGGTATATATCCTGTTTATCATCGGAGTATTTTTAAGAGCAGTAGTCACAAGCAAGGATTAAGCGTATGCAGATATTTGGGAAAGAGATAAAAGACGAATGTTCAAAATGTGGTGAAGTTCTGCAATGCGAATTATTTCTGCAAGGTCACGGAATCAAGAGAGACCGTGAGAACGTTACAGAAATGGTTAGCTGTCAGATGAAGCACCAAAAGAGCAGGCTTGATAAAGAGCCTAAAGAAGATTTACCAGTTAAGGAGAAATGTGAATTGCCACCGGAGATTAAAGAAATCTACACAGAGGTTTGGAAAATCCATAAAGAGTGTGCTAATCCGAAAACAGATGATGACTGGTCGTATCTTATCCGTCAAGGCAATCTGCTGATTAAAATGCATAACAATAGCCAGTTTGCTAAAGCACTGGTAATGGCAATGATCGATGAAATTGAAGGAAGGACGAAGAAAAAATGCTTGGATTTATGATTTTAAAAATAATGACAACGTTGGTATTGACAGTTTTAGCAATATCCGGTGCATGGTATGCTCCTAAACAGAAAACAGCATCAGAAGGAGTAACGTTTTTCGCACTTGCAACGTTCCTTGCACTTGGAATAACTTTTATGTGGGTATAGCCTATGTGGTTACCGGAGATTATGCGAATTATCCCATATCACAATGTTGAATGGGTTAAATTCATAAAGCCATTGTTATTGCCAAATATCCGGTGTTGTGTTGGCATTGGATATGTGGCAGAGAAATCAAGGCATCAAGAGTGTATGCAGCCTGTGTGTGGGAAACGAAAAATGGAAATATGCGTTCGACAACACCAAGTTTTTCAAAGTACTGTACACAGGCGTAAAAATTTTTTAGATAAAGCAATATAGGGTGTTTCACGAAAATAATCCGGGAGCAGATGGTCTTTCTCCCGGAGTTTAGGGCTATCGCCAAGCGGTAAGGCACAGCACTTTGACTGCTGCATCCCCAGGTCCGAATCCTGGTAGTCCTGTTTCGCAGATGTTTTCTTCTTTCGGTCTTTGCCATCTGCGAATTGTCTTCCATACTTTTCCATTGGAGACGCTCCTTTCACCTCATAGCGGAATGCTGTTAAGAGCCGTCGCAAGGCTCGTGAGGGTTTAACCGGTTTATGACAGCCCGGTTTTTGAAGAATACCGTTGTGGGTTTAATCTGCATCTGTTTTGTACCATACAACAGTTTAGAAGAGTATGTGGCTCAACAGAGATACTGCACAGCCCTTGCAGTCATAAGATGGGCGTAGGTGGTGGCAGAATGGTATTGCAGGCAAAGAAGCCAATCAGTAAGAGTATTGCCGAGTGACAGGCGGGCGATCATCCGTAGTCAGCAACAACACCTTTTCAGAAACTGATTTTGTGAGGTTCAAATCCTCACCCACCTATATTCCACGTAACCGCTTGAAGCCTTGCAACTATATAGCGGTGAAAACTTTATCTGCGGTGATAAGACGATACCGTGATTGCAATAGTCGGTAGGTAGCAGATAGATATGCCAGAAGTTCATCTGTGGTTATACGGCACAGGTTTTGGGGAAATGCGCATAGTGGCGATTGCAGCGGTCTGTAAAACCGTGACATTAGAAACACCGAAGGTTCGACTCCTTCTTTCCCCACGGGGTTGGGTCGCTCCCAACTCAACACGTAGGTGACTGGCGGATGCCCTACATTAAAAAAATAGCCATAAGTGTTGCGCTGTGTCAGCGCCTTAAATGTAGGCATACAGCTTATGGAAACGCACATTGGGATGTAGCGCAGTTGGCGAGAGCGGCTGTCTTATACACAGTATGTCATGGGTTCAAGTCCCATCATCCCAACTTGCAGAAATAAAACACAGCGTGAGATACGGTGGCGGCACAAGGTGTTTCGTAAATGTACAAGTCAGGTAAACAGCCGGTAGACACCCTACCGATAAACAGCAGAAAATCATAACGCTTGTCCCTGTTCGCAGGTGCTGACTAACTGCTGCATAATATCTGTTTCTGCAATTATTCGGTCAAATTACGCTGTCTGTTAACAGGTGGTCTATGTTTTGGCTGAAATTCAATGCTTGCATATTGCTATGCGACATTTTAGTGCGTAGCAGAACCCGGGAAATATGCTTGCATTATGCAGATATGGTGTAATGGTATCACAGTAGCTTGCTAAGCTATCCAGCAGAAATGCTGTCAAGGTTCAAGTCCTTGTATCTGCGTGCGTCGATGAAGGATTCGACCAGCAGTCATTATTGAGAAGTGAAAATACTAGTAAGTAGCTTTGTTGAGATAATGGCAAATCCTCTTGTTTTGGAAAGCAATGAAAAAGTTTGACCGTTTCAAGTTTCAAAAAAACGTGAAAACTTTATATACGTCTGTCTGTTGGACAGAAAGAGGTCTCCAAAACCTCTAACGAAAGTTCGATTCTTTCCGGGCGTGTTTATCCTTATCTCCACTTAGTCTGGCACTACTGCAATAGTTCAGGTCGATGGGAGATGTATGGATAGTAGTTGCTCATTATCGGTTAACGAAAAACACTTCTGCGAGTAGAATTTGCAGATTCAAAAGTAGTCGTACCTTGTTTGGGTCGGGTGGGTTCGACTCCCACGGCAACTATTCCCTAGCTAAAACGTAAGCCACATATGTTTAGCGAAAACCAAGCCTATGAAGTAGAGAACAGACAAGACTGTGAGATTGTGTGGATAGTCAGTGACAAGTAGGCGGTGCACATTTGGTTATGGCAAGCGCAAGCCATAAAAGGTTTTACTGTGCGATTCCCATGCATAGCTTCAGTGGAAGAGCGGCATCCGCATAGGATGTGTGTCGGCGGTTCGATTCCGTCTGCATGGGTTACGGAGGATATGAGGATGTTTAGAGACTGCTCTGCTTGCAAATACTGTTCTGTCGATTATTCTTTTGACGAAGAAACAGGGGAAGAATATCCCATTTATGAGTGTACAAAAGGTAATGATACAGATTTAGATTTTGAATGCAAAGATTTTAAGAAATATAAACCGAAAAAGTACGTTGAAAAAGATACTGAATGTGATTGTTGCCAAAACGCTCATTTTTGTTCAAGGTTATCGGGTACTGCTTTTGACTGTACAAATATGTTTGATAAACATAGTCACGTTTTATATAGTCGTGACTACTGTTATAAGATAGACGGTTCAAAATGGAACGAGATATTAAAGCTGCGAGAATCAGGACTGAAAGATTCTGAAATTATAGAAAAAATCAGCAATGAGAAATTAGCGGAAATGGTTCGATACGTAAAAGAAAATGGGATTGAGTTACCGGAATCCATAAAGGAGCAGTGCCGCAAGGCAGGATACGAGGTGTGAGCAGAAAGTTGGTGGAAGAATGAAGCCATTAGAAGAAATATTTTTCAGAGCTTGCGTGAATGAGCAGAAAAGAAAATTACATTCTAGCGATCGGGAATTGAGCATAAGAACTATTGGTAATATTTTTGAAAGGCTTGGATTTTCGTACAAGCAGTTAATGTATTATGTCAGAAAGTGGTGTGACAGGGGTTTTTATGATTATGGAGTAACACTTGACTTAGGATGGTTTGAATTTAATAAGTTGACCGGAGAATATAAGCAGATTTATGATTCTATGACAAGTACGGACGGATGGAAAGATGGAGAACTTGCAAGTTATATTGTCAGTAATTCGTTTAATCAAGAACGGATAACAAATTTTGCATTGAGAAAGCATCTTGGAATTGGAAATGATGAGGACTTCTTCAATCCATACAGATATGGGGCAACTAATGAAACATATCAAAGAATGGAACACTTGCGATAGGTTCGGAGTAGAAATAAAGAATACACTTATTAGAAAAGGAAAAGCGAAAATTAAGTCAAAAATACAAAAAGGTTACCATCTTGATAGTTTGCTTGACAATTTTGGAATTATTTTGTACACAGAAGAAGCAGAAATTGACTTATGCCCTAAATGCCGGAAAGAGTTTGAGGAGTGGATGAAGAATGAATAACATTGATAATCCTTTATCCGGGTATCAATCGCCACCTAAAGAAGCATTGATAAATTTTGGTATAGATGTTTCAAAAGAAGCGGTAGATAAGTACGCTTTGGAAAATTTTGGAAGGATACCGCAAAGTTTTATTGAAAGAGATTTTGCAAGGAACTGTAAAGTGATGGAAGAAAGCAGAAGGATTGTGAAATAAAATGAAAGACACGATATTATACATCAGTGATAGAGAAGAAAGAGTAGTAGATTTCTTAAAATATCTTCAAAAGAAACTGGAAGATAATAAAAAGTGGTGCGATTTAGATTATCAGCACGATATTTTAAAAACTGAAAATTATGATATTGTTGGAAAATCATTTTATGGAAGTCGTTTAGGTGTTGGATATGGGAATTGTTTATATTACTGCATCGATGAAACAATTGATAAAAACAGAATGACGGATAAAGATAATCAACAACTAATGGAAATACTGTTTCATGTTAGAGAAGGAGCAAAAGAAGTATCCGAACAGGAAATATTATATATGCTTGATATGAAAGTAGGTGGATGAAAAAATGAGTATGACGGCAGTAATTGAGAGCATAGAACGTGATGCGTTTCGACAGGTCACACCTAAAAACATCGGTAATATTGAAAATATAAAAATTGAATGTACAACACTTGGAGAAGCCCCGATTGTTGTGGCAGATACAAAGGAAGAAGAGGAAACTTTGAAAAAATGTTTTTATGTAAAACTGTCCGAACATCGTTGTAGCAAATGCAACCGACTTTTAGGCAAATTCAACGGACAGGCTGAAATCAAATGCCCAAAATGTGGGGAAATCAATAGAATTGTGGTGAATCTTGGATGAAAATTATAAAACGACACAAATTAGTAGCACCGACCAAAAGATTAACCTGCGATAAATGCGGTTCGATATTTGAGTTCGAGAAAAGAGAATGCGATGCAACTGACATAATGGGTGTAATGCATGATGGTCTTGGCAGTTACAATATCAAGTGCCCTGTATGTGGGAAACGGTCGTATTTTGATTGGAAGTAAATTGAATATTTAGAGCACCAGTCGTAGAGTGCCTACGCAGAGAGCCAAATTTCCAAAATGTAAGGAAAGGAGGCTCTTTTATATTGGCAAGTCAGAGCCTTATATCGGCAGTAAACAGTTATGACAATTACATAAAGCGCAAGGGAATTGATGAACAGGTCATTGATGCGTACATAGATGCTTTGGCAGTTGCTTTTCGGTCAGAACATGACATTGAATACGGATTACAGCAATCAGCAAAAGCAAAAACATATATTGCACAATATGTCAAGGATAAGACCGGCGGCAGAGTTGCAGACCTGGAAGTTTACGCAGGGGATAACAATACTTCATACAAGGTTTTGGAACAATTTTACAGTGCTCTCATGTATGAATCTGCTTATCTTGTGGATAGCTTTTTCTATTACATCGAAATTGATGAAAAAGATCCGTGGAAGAGGTTCTATTTTCCGAGAAGACAGGTTCTAAAGCCTGTAGTCGGAGCATATCAAGAGATTTACGATGGAAAACTGGATTTCTTATCAGTTTCACAACCGAAACGTACTGGGAAAACCACCGGAGGACTAAAACTGGCACAGATGATGGGCGGCAGAGACCCGGACGGAAGCATTTTCGGTGTAGGAAAAGGTGAAGGACTGGTAAAGAGATTCTACGGTGGACTTTTGCAAGGATTTGAGACTGAAAGTACATATCAGCGGTTTTTAAGCGTTTTTCCGGAAGCTACAAAAATCAGCAAGGATGGATATAAGAGCGCAGAGAATCTATCCATAGACCTAAAAAGCAAGAATATCTTTCCAACATTTACTTGCCGACCTATTGATGGCGCAATCGTAGGTTGTACCGAAGCAAACGTGCTTGTCTATATTGATGACTGCGTAAAAAATCACGAGGAAGCAAGAAACCGTGATAGATTAGAGTTCCTGTGTGAAAAGGTCACAGATGACGTTTTAGGACGTAGATTAGAGGGCACCCCCATTATTATCCAAGGAACAAAATACAGCCTGTATGACCCTATTACAGCACTACAGAATAAGGCTGATGAACTTGGATGGAGATGGAGAGAAGTTGCGATTCCGGCACTTGATCCGGTCACGGACGAAAGTAATTGGGAAATATACCGTAAGGACAAGCGAGGCCTTAGAAAAATATTCACTACGGACTATTACCGGAAAGAAAGAAAACTTGTTTCCGAAGAAACGTGGGCGGCAGAGTTCCAACAAGAACCATTTGAAGCAAAAGGGCGAATGTTTGCGGAGAAGGAGCTTAATTATTTTGAGGAACTTCCAGTTGACAGAGAGCCGGATGCAATCATGGCGGCTTGCGATAGTGCCGACAAGGGAGAAGATAGCTGCGCTATGCCAGTCGGATATGTGTACGGTAACGAGGTATATATCGTTGATGTAGTATTTGATAATGCAGGAACACAGTTCACAAAGCCTGAATGCGCAAATATGCTTATTAAGCACAATGTTAAAACAGTCACTTTTGAGAGCAACAGTGCCGGAGAATATTTCGGTCGTGATGTTATGGACATTGTAAAGTCGCATGGCGGCAGATGTAGCGCAAGGTTCAAATTTAACTGTTCAAACAAAATTACGAGAATGGAAAATGCAAGAGATAATGTAATTCGTGATTACTATTTTCGTGATTTCAAGAAAATGGACAGGCAGAGCCAGTACTACAAATTCATGAAGGAATTAACCACTATGACACGTAGCGGAAAAGTAAAACACGATGATGCACCGGATAGCATTGCACTGTTTGAAAATGAGATGCGTAGCGGATACATAAAGCCAACAGTAATTTTGTCAAGCCCTATATAGGAGGTAAATCAAATTGTGACCAAAGATTGTTTATTTTGTGGGAAAAAAGTTGAAAAGAAAAAATATGTCTGCGAAGAATGCGAAAATAAAATAAAAAAGTTAAAGCAAATCACAAGGATTGATGATGCTGCTTTAAAAATGAAAAAAGCACATAAAAAGTATTTGCATAATGAGTATGATTATGAAAAAGAGAAAGAAATAATTGCAGAAAAAATTATCAGCAGAGGATTTTCTTTTAATAGTAAAGATGAGGTTTGCTTTGCACTACAACTTGAAAAAGAAAATATAGAATATATACCAAACTACAAAATAGAAAACTATCAAGTTGACTTTTTCTTGCCTAAAATCAAGAAGATTGTAGAAATAGATGGTGAATTATACCACACAGATGAAAGCAAAGATTATTTTAGAGAAAGAGCAATAATGCATTTTGTAGGAGAAGAGTATGAGATTATCAGGATACCTGCAAATGATGTGCAAGAAGTAACCATTGGAGACATACCGGAAATGCTTGATTATATAAAAGAAAAAAGATTAACTGATCACAGATTCAGAGATACAAGGTATGATGAAGTTTATTTACTAGGTTATTTAAGGGAAAAAAGAAAGAGGGGAAAAAACAGATGACAACAAAAGAATATTTAGGGCAGATAAGCCGCCTTAATCGGATGATAAATAATAAACTCACAGAAATCGCACAACTCAAAGATATGGCGGTAAGCATATCTGCTCCGCAAAGCGGTGAAAGGGTACAGACTACACCGAATTTTGACAAAATAGGAACAAAATATGCCAAAATTGATGAAATGGAACGGAAAATAGATGGAATGGTGGACGAACTTGTCGATAAAAAAGAGAAAATCATACAGCAGATAGACAGCATGGAAGATGAAAACACATACAATATTCTGTTTGCAAGGTACATTGAAAAGAAAACTTTTGAAGTGATTGCAACAGAAATGAAATATTCATGGAGACAGGTTGTAAGACTTCACGGAACTGCATTGAAACAGTTTGAAAAGAAATACGGAGAAGGATATTTGAATGAATGATGTCATTGAATGTCATATATAAAAAATGGTAATGTTAAACTGACGAAAATATTTAAGATGCTTTCTAATCCTCCTAAAAGGCAAACAGCCGGGAATACCGTCTACGTTATGTGGGCGGTATTTTTGTGCGCAGAAAAGAGGTATTTATGATTTTTAACCAAAAAATTAGAGTGTACTGTCCGGGATGCGGACGGTTGGTCGGTGAATGCAGTTCAAAATCACACATCGACAAGACATATAAATGCCGGAATTGCAATAAGATGGTTGTTTACCATACGGAGACCGGAGAACGTGAGATCAAGAAACTTCCCAAAAGAGACCAAAGTAGCGGAATTACATTTATGTAGGTGATAAAAATGCAAACTGGAAGAATTGTACTTTATACGGATGTAGAAGAAATTACATACAAAAATGTCATTGATGTTTTGAGGAATGCCATAACAGACCATAGGGTAAATGCAGCAAGAATTAGATACCTCATGGAGTATGATGAAGGAAATCAGCCACTTAAAAGAAAAAAGAAAGTAAGAACAGACATTGATTGCCATTGCGTAGATAATGTGGCAAATGAGATAACGGAATTTTGGAGTTCATTCGGCTTCGGGAATCCTATTACGTTGGTTCAGACTGGAGATGCAGAAGATAAAGAGATTGCAGAGGGAGTAAAAAACCTTAATAAGCAATACAATCTTGTAAAAATCAAAACAAAAACACAAGAAATTGCTAGACCTATGTTAATAGGTGCTATTTGCAATGTTTTAATCGACGTAAATACAGAATGGAAACCTGGGAAAGCATATTTTACATATGATGTACTTAATCCAATGACTTCATTTGTTATCAAGTCAAGCTATTACGCAGATCGAAGAACAATGCTTGGAGTAACATTCCGGCATGATAAAAACAGCGGAAGTACATACTACACTTGTTACAGTAAAGACAGCAGATACGAAATTAGGGATATGAACAAAATCATCAATGGCGATGCTGTTAAAGATGATGCTAATAAATGGAAACACGAAGAAAGAAGCGGAGAAAAAAATCCTTTAGGAGTTGTCCCTATTGTTGAGTATTTCCGGTCTTATGATCGTATGGGAGTGTGGGAGCGGCAAATTTCCGAAATGGATAATTTGAATCTTATGATTTCGGATTTCTCCAATGATGTTGACCAAAATACACAAGCTATATGGCACACGAATGATGTTGATTTTCCTACTGTTGAGGAAAAAAACGAAGATGGTACAGTTACAGAAAGCGTAAGAAAGCCAAAGTCTGGTGAATGGATGCAAACATATACGGCATCCGATGGAAAAACACCTATTGTAGAAGCACTTGCTGTTAATTATGACTACGAAGGAATGCTTAACAATATACAGGTACGGAGACAAACAATCTTGCAAAAGTGCAATGTACCGCAAAGAAATGATAATTCTGGTGGCAGTACTGGTGTCGCAATGAGTGATGCTACAGGGTGGAGCCATGCAGAAGCAGCGGCATCAAAACAGCAGATGATTATTGATTCGTGCAAAATGGAAGAGGTTGAGGTTGTGTTAGCAGCTATCAATGCATCTTCCTATGTTCCGCAAGATGATCCAATGAGAAAACTTACAATAGCTGATTTAGAGCCAAACATCAAGCGACAAAAGACATACGAAATGTCAACGAAGGTGAATGCAATGGCTACTATGCTCAGTCATGGATTTAGTCTTGAAGATACTACTGATTCCATCCCGTTTTTCGATGATCCAAGCAAGGTATGCAGCAGAAGTGGAGAAGGAGTTCGCAAATACCAAGAAACTATTTATAAAACAAATAGCCAAAATGCTGGAGAAGGTGGGGATGGAGAAAAAGAACCAAATTCGGAAAGGACAATGCAAGACTTGTCAGACCAAATTTCTAACAGCCCTTTAATTGATAAGAGCCGTACAGACAAATAAATATCATGATATCAAGCCATTGGGTTTTCCCAGTGGCTTTTTATATGCCTTACGTCAGAGAAGACGTTAATCGCAAGAACTTAGAGAAAAAGTATAAAGAGCAAGATTAAGAAAGAATGAGGTAAAAATCATGGCAGATGTAACCACACAGACAACAGAAACACAAACAACAGAAGTTAGTGGACAACAGATTGAAGGCAAACAGCCTACTGTTGAAGAACTCATGGCGCAACTTGCTACGGAAAGAGCTGAAAAAGAGAAGTATAAAAACAGATCTGATAAAGCTAGTTCGGAAGCAGCAGAGTACAAGAAACAACTTCGATCGAAGCAGACTGCGGAAGAGCAGGAAGCGGAAGCAAAAGCAGAAGCACAGAGAATTGCGGACGAAGAAAGAGAGTCCATGCGAAAGGAACTTAACCACATTAAGGCAGTAGCTGCCTACAAGGGAGTTTCTGAAAAATCTGTTGAAAAGTTGATTGATGCGGTTTCGGAATCTGACCATACCGCCATTGCAACTATTATTGAAAACGAAAAAAAAGCGGCAGTAGCAGAAGCACAGGCTGAATGGATGCGCACAAGACCAAGAGTGAATATCGGTGGCGGCGAATACTCTGGTATGACCAAAGATCAGATTATGGCAATTCCGGACAGAAATGAGCGTAGACGTGCTATTGCAATGAACCAAGATTTATTTTAGGAGGTATAAACTATGGCAGCAGAAAACAATCTGATTAAGAAAGATGACCTTGCAAAAGCAAGAGAAATTGAGTTCGTAAACCTTTTTGGGTATTCCATTAAAAAGTTGGTAGAAGCCCTTGGAGTAACCAGAAAAATCCCTAAGGCAGCAGGAACCATGTTGAAGTCCTACAAGGCAGTAGGAACTCTTCAAGATGGACTGGTTGCAGAAGGAGATACCATTCCTCTTTCTAAATACAAAACTGTACCCGTAAACTATGAAGAGATTACTTTGAAGAAGTGGAGAAAAGCCACTTCCGCAGAAGCCATCATCGAAAAGGGGTACGATCAAGCGGTTGTAATGACTGGCGACGAAATGCTGAAAGATGTGCAGAAGGGAATCCGTAAGAACTTCTTTGTTTTTCTTTCTACTGGCACAGGCTCTGCTTCTGGAAAGACTTTCCAGGCTGCACTTGCACAGGCATGGGGACAGTTACAGGTGCTGTTTGAAGATGATGAAATTCAAGCAGTATACTTCATGAATCCGCTGGATGTGGCAGATTATCTGGCAACCGCACAAATCTCTTTACAAAATGCTTTTGGCATGACCTATGTAGAGAACTTCCTTGGACTTGGCACTGTTATCTTTAACAGTTCTGTACCAAAGGGAAGCATCTATGCAACCGCAAAAGATAATATTGTTCTGTACTACATTCCTGTAAACGGTGCTGATCTGGATGAAGCATTCACTTTTACTTCTGATGCAACCGGATATATTGGAATCCATGAAACGCCGGATTATGACAACATGACCTGTAAGGACACTGTCATTTCTGGCATTGTTCTTTTCGCAGAAAGAATTGACGGCATTGTAGTGTCCACAATTACAGGAGATAACACTCTTGGTACATTGACTGTTACCAGCATTGCAAGCGCCACAGACAATGGTAAAACAAAGATTACTGTAAGCCCTAGCAAAGGCGCAGGTAACTCTTATAAGTACAAGATTGGAGAATCCGCTCAAACTGTAACTTATGGAAAATCTGTACAGACGTGGGCTGCATGGGACGGTAGCGAAGAGATTACCGCAGAAACTGGAAAGATTATCACCGTAGTAGAATGCGATGGATCTTACAAGGCAGTTAAGGCTGGCAGCAAGGCAGTAGTAGCAAAAGATGAATAAGAGGTAACACATGGCAGAATATACGACTTTGGAGCAAGTAAAAATCCGTCTGAAACAATTTCATATTGATTCTGAAAGTTCCAAGGTCGTGTTTGACCATTTGGAAGAAAATCCTCTTTTGGAACAACTTATCAGTCAAGCAGAAGCCGACATCAGAGCAAAGAGAATATACCCGAAAAGCTACACGGAAGAGAAGATTGCTGCGGATATGAAAAAATTTCAGTCCGTGGTGGTTAATCTTGTCGTGTATGACAGATCGCAAGCCGGTGAAAACTTCATGGCAAGCTATTCAGAGAATGGAGTGTCGAGAACATGGAGAGACCGTGAGGATCTGTTTGTTGGCGTATTTCCATTTGCAAAGGTATTGTAATTAAAAGAAGATTGTGCGTGACCATGTTACTGATTCCAGTAATAAAGTTGCAGGCGGCACACTTTAAGGGTGGTGGGCGGTGTGCCAACAAACAAGGAAGGCGGTATATGATGTGACTATAGAGTTATCTACAGCAATCATTATAAGCGTGTTATCACTCGGTTTTTCCGTCTACATTGGTCTGAAAAACAGCAAAAGAACAGACACAAAGGATATTGAGGAACGTGTGAAAGAAAACACACGCATCAACATGAAACTGGATACCATCCTTGATACTATCAATGAAATGAAAAGCGAGCGTTCAGAGATGAAGAAAGAGCTTGCAGTGCATGAACAGAAGCTGGCAAAGGTTGAAGCCAGTACGGCATCTGCGCATCATAGACTTGATGGAATTGAGGAAAGACTTAACATTAAAGAGAACGGAGGTAAGGAATGATGGATTTTTCACAGGTAGGAACTTGTGTTGCAATCGTGGTTATTTGCTATCTTGCCGGTATTGGAGCGAAGCTGATTCCGGTTATTAAGGATAACTACATCCCGGTTGTTGTCGGCATTGTCGGTGGCATTCTCGGAGTAGTAGGAATGTATGTTATTCCGGATTTCCCGGCAAATGATGTGTTGAATGCAATTGCAGTCGGAATTGTTTCCGGTTTGGCAAGCACTGGTGTAAATCAGATTTACAAGCAGGTGAAGAAAGATGCTTGACATTAACAAGCAGGAAATGAAGTACTCACGGCAGGGAGAAAAAGTCACGATTTATGACCGGGACGAAAACGGAGAAATAAAGTACATCGAGATGGACGGAGAAAGGATTCCGGTGGTTTTGAGAGAAACTACCGGATATTCTGAACCCGTCCCTTTTTCTGCCAACATCAGTAATAAGCTGTCGGAAGTACTGGTAAAGGAATTTGGTATTGATGATTCCAGTTCCTATTGTCAGATTGTGACCGACAAAGGCTATTTGCCGATTAAGGCAGGGGACGTTATCTGGAAGAAGTCAGAAGTAGGTCGTGACGATGACGGACTTGTGGACAACAAGACTGCGGACTATGTTGTCAAAGGCGTTGCAGACGAGGGACTGACAGCAGATTTGTTTTTGTTACAGAAGACGGTGAAGTGATATGGGAAAGACAATCAATATCAACCTGTTTGACCAAAAGTCCATACAATCGGCTGTAAAGGCTCTTAAAGACTATGAAAATAGTTTAGAGTATAAATGTAGGCTACTGGCTGAGACACTGGCAGAAAAGGGTGTAGAGATTGCTAGAGTGCAGATTGCTGACCTTGATGCTATCTTTACATCGGAACTTTTGCAAAGCATCCATTCGGAATACGTTGGCTCTGTAAAGGGTGGCGGTGTTTGGGCGGTGGTTGCCGGTACAGACCATGCGCTTTTCGTTGAGTTTGGTACTGGTGTTGTCGGTAAGCAGTCACCATATCCTTATCAATTACCGGAAGGTGTTGATTGGCAGTATGCAAGCGGAAAAACCATAAGGCAACTTGCGGATGGAAGATATGGATGGTTTTATCCTGCGGATGACGGTAAATGGTATTTTACGGAAGGTATGCCGTCAAGACCATTTATGTACCTGACTGCAATAGAACTTCGTGATATTGTATCACAGACAGCAAAGGTGGTGTTTGGTAGTGGATAATGAATATCAGTGGGTATCAGATTTCAAAGTAAAGATTGCATCGTACTTAAAAATGAAGATACCGCAGAGCCATCCTAAAGCTTATGTGACGGACAAAAGCAAGGATTTGTCAGACCCTACATTCCCTACGGTGTACTTTCATGCTATGCCGTTCACAGAGACAGGACAAGACCTTGAAGGACGGTCTGTTAATGGAATCACAGCATCGTACCAAGTGGATGTGATAACCAACGAAAGTCAAGAAGAAGCTGAAGCTATCATGTCTACGGTTGCCGGACTTTTCAAGCGTTTGCGATTTCAGATAAATTCCATGCCGGAGTTTAATAATACTTCGCAAGACACATACAGAAGCACTGCACGGTTCAGAAGAAGTGTAGATGCTGATGATATATTGTAACTATTGTCAGAGCCGAAAGGCTCTATTTTTTATGCAAAATTGGAGGAAAATATGGCTACTGGTTTAAAATCAAGAATTGCCTATAAAGAGCCTAGTTCTAGTGCTGCTACTGGTGAGTACTGGGCAGGAACTTACAAACTGCTTATGAGAGCAAAAAGTATTCCTTCACCGTTCGGAAGTCAGAACATGGTGGATACTTCTACACTGGAAGATTTGGTAGAGACGCAGGAAATGGGTCGTAGAGCCGCTAACAGTATGGAAGTGCAAGGAGCATTTGAGAAAAAGTACAAGGATGAAATGGTGACGAACGAGGGAAAGAAACTTGATTTTATCATTCTGTATGGAACTGACGGAAAAGGCTCAGAGGGTATTTGTGCATTTATCGGTCAGGAAAGTTTTGCACCGGACGAAGCAACAGACGATCATCTGACTGGAACTGCTACGATTGCACAGGCTACTGTACCGAAGTGGATTGAAGATAATTACACTGTTGTAGTAACCGAAGACGAAAACGGTTATCCAACAGCAATTACACTGACAAAAAAATAGAAAGTCAGTCAGAAACAAATAACACTGCCGTGGCTGACAATTATGAAACGGTAGACGAACCATTGATTTAGGCAAAAGAGAGCCGTCTTCGGGCGGCTCCTTTCCAACAAAATGTTGGGGAAAGGATATGTTTTTATGAAGAAGATTTTAGTTAATGATGTTGAATATACTTTAGAGTTTGGATTCGGTGCTGTGGAGTGCAAGGATTTGATTCAAAAGATGTTTCTTATGCTTTCCGGTGGCTATGTAGCTAAAAAAGCAAAAAATGTACAGAATCCCACACCAGAAGAAATTGTAGATGGTAGCGGATATATGCTTGCAGAATTTCCTCATGTATGCAAAACGGCTTTTTATGCTGGTCTTATCGAAAACCATGAAGATATTAAACCGGATGAATCCAATGCTTTAATGAAAGAATACATGAAAGCAAACGGTCTGTCTTTTGTAAAGCTGTATGGAGAACTGACAGACTGTATGGAAGAAGACGGTTTTTTCGAACTGTCGGGTCTGACGGAAATGATGACGCAGACCAAGGAAGAGATGGAGAAAGAGGACAACAAGGTAACGAAGATGCCGCAGGATCACAAGAAGAAATCGACTGGCACAAAATAATATGGGAAGAATATTTTCCATTTGCTTTTTCCATGGGAATTTCGATAGAAGAGTTCAAACATCTGAATCCTAAGAAATTAGAGTGGTGCTACAAAGGATATAAACTCAAAAAAGAGGAAGAAGATAGGAATTCATGGCAACGGTGGGGAGATTATGGAATATCTGCATTAATCTTTGCAATAGACCATTGCTTAAATGGAGACAAAGCAAGAACTACTTATGTTGAAAAGCCTATTTCAGAAAAGATAGCACATGATAATGAGCCTAAATATAAAGAATCCAACGAAGAAATTGCAATATGGGAAATGAAACAGAGAATCAAAGCATTAAGAGAACAAGGGTTACCGGAAAGTCCGGATTAAGGAGAAAATATGAAACAAGCATTGTATAAAGGACCTGACATTTCCAAACATAACGGGAATGTAAACATTAAAAGAGTGAGAGATGCAGGATACAAGCGTATCGGTATCCGCGCAGGATACGGTAAAAATAATGTCGATGAGAAATATGTGAGTAATGCATTAGCTAGCTTCAATCTGGCTGTGCAAGTGATGCTATACTGGTTTTCTTATGCTTACACGGTAGCAATGGCAGTGGCAGAAGCAGAGTTTTGCATCACTCAGGCTAAAAAGTACTGGACTAAGTGTCCAATTGCGTTTGACTTTGAGTATGACTCCGTGAATTATGCCCGCAAAAAGGGAGTGAATGTCACTAAGCAGCTGGCTACGGATATGGCAATTTCATTTTTGCAAAAGGTCAAAGAAGCCGGTTATCTTCCAGTTATCTATACCAACAAAGATTACCTTAATAGATACTTTGATATGAACCGGATTGTAGAAGCACTGGGAAAGGTATACGTATGGTATGCACGTTATACATCCAGCTTGTCAACGGCAGAGATTAACCTTGCGGATATTTGGCAGTATACATCCTCCGGATCTGTCCCCGGAATCAGCGGAAAGTGCGATATCAATATTTTTTATACCGACTTTGAAATGGTATCTTCTGTTCCGGCGCAGAGGGAAGAGACCTGTAATATCAACATTCAGAACTTCCAGAAGGCGGCTAACGCAGACGGATACCGGGATGCATACGGTCGTAAACTCACAGTCGATGGTAAGGACGGAAAGAACACACAGTATGTCCGTAAGAAGATCTGCTTGCAGGCGAAGAGATACGGACTGACTTATAAGGTTGGCTCCACAGGAGCGGTAGTTAAGTGGTGGCAGACACGTTGCAATGAGATTTTGGGGCATGATCAGGACGAAGACGGCAAGTATGGAAAAACTGCGAGAAAAGAGACCATTGCAGTGCAGGGCAAGTTGAACCTGACAAAAGATGGAAAAGTAGGATACAACAGTATCCAGGCAGCATTCTATAATTAATTTTTTAGGAGCGGTAGGTGTCACAGCTTACCGCTCTTTTCTTGGAAGTGGCAGACACTTCCTTTTTTATTGCGGTAAAGGCGGTGCGGTATGGCAGATATTGATTCTTTGCAGATTAAAATAAAAGCGGATGCGAATAACGCAAGTAACGCACTGGATAAGTTGGCAAATAGCCTTACGAATTTTCAGAAAAGCTTGTCTATTGATACATCCAAACTGACAAGCATTTCTAATAGCATACAGAGTATCGCAAATGCCGCCAGTTCCATGAATACGAGCGGTATTAAGAATATCTCCACATTGACAAATTCCATTAACAGAATGGGGAAAATAGATACAAGCGGATTAAGCAGAATTTCATCTGCACTGAAGACTTTTTCTGCTGACATGGCAGGAACAAAAGTAGATGGAGTAGGGGATATTGCAAGCATAGCATCTTCGATTTCAAGACTCGGAGGCGTTGCATCCGGCAGAGCAATCACGAACATTCCTTTACTGGCAAAGAATTTGAAGCAGTTATTTACAACTCTTTCAACCGCTCCGAATGTCAGTGAGAACATTATCCGCATGACAAATGCACTGGCAGGACTGGCATCTACTGGTGCGGCATCCGGCAGAGCCGCAAACTCTTTAGGTCGTAATCTGAACACCTATACGGTAAGCGCAAGAAGAGCCACGAAGAGCACATTCAGCCTTGCTGCGGCTTTCGGCAGATTCTACGCAACATATTTCCTTGTGATCCGTGGAATTAAAAGTCTGTGGAAGTCCATAGAAGGAACTACGGACTATATCGAAGCATTTAACTACTACACAGTAGCATTTAACAAAGTCGGCAAGGAATGGGGCAAGGATTTTGAAAAATTCGGTTACGACAACGCAAAGGATTATGCGCAGAGTTTCGGAAACCGTGTAAATGAACTGCTTGGCAAAATGTCCGGTCTGAAAGTAGATGTAGACGGTGGATTGATTTCTGAAAGCGGAATGAAGAACCTGGGACTGAATTTACAGGAGATTACGCAGTACGCTTCACAACTTGCATCTATCACCAACTCTTTAGGGCAGACCGGAGAAGTCACTACGGCAATTTCAAAGTCCATGACAATGCTTGCCGGTGACATTTCCTCTCTGTTTAACGTGGATTTCAGTACAGTTGCGACTAATTTACAGTCCGGTTTGATCGGTCAGTCAAGAGCACTGTATAAGTATGGTATTGATATCACGAATGCCACACTGCAGACTTATGCTTACAAATACGGAATTGAAAAGGCTGTATCTGAAATGTCACAGGCAGAGAAACAGCAGTTGCGTTTACTGGCAATCTTAGACCAGTCCAAAGTATCATGGGGAGACTTGGCGAATACAATCAATTCTCCAAGTAATATGATCCGTCAGTTTACCAACAACGTAAAAGAAGCCGGCATGGTACTGGGTCAGTTGTTTATCCCGGTATTGCAGAAAGTACTTCCTGTCATTAACGGTGTCGTAATTGCGATTAAGAGACTGCTTGTCAGTGTGGCAAATTTACTGGGAATCAAGATTGACTTTTCGTCATTCGGTCAAGGTGTATCCGGGTACAATGAAAATTTGGAAGATACGGCAGATGCACTGGATAAAGTTGGAAAAAGTGCAAAAAAAGCTAAAAGTTATACGCTTGGTATTGATGAATTAAATATCGTTGACCCTAACAGCGGTTCAAGCGGAAGTTCTTCTGCTGGTGGAGCAGGAATTGACCTTACCAAGGAAATCATGGATGCTACTGCTGAATACGAAAAAGTATGGCAGGAAGCATTTGACAAGATGCAGAATACAGCTATGGGTTGGGCTGACAAAGTAAGCAAGGTGTTTAAGCCAGTAAAAGATATTATAGAAGATCTGGCGTATGCATTTAAGTTTGATTCGGATGCATGGTTTAAGGTTGCCGGAATGGATACGTCCAAACTGGTAACTGGTATTTTCGATTGGTTCACAAAAGCAATAGATTCTGTGGACTGGGAAAAAATCGGAAGACACATAGGTAGTTTCTTGGACGGAATGGATTGGACAGCAATCTTTACATCTGCCGGAAATTTCATAGAAACTGCCATAGATGCTGCTATCGACCTGTGGAAAGGAAGCTTCGATGCTGCACCGATTGAAACCACTATTATCACAGCAATAGGTCTTTTAAAGTTTACTGGTGTTGGAGATATCATATGGGGAAAAATATCGGACAAGTTATCAGACACGGTACTTGGATCAAGCATAGGAATAGTTCCTACAATTGCAATAACTGCTGTTACTTGGGAGATTGGATTTAATGTCGGGAAATCATTAGGTGAAGCACTTTTCCCTGATGATAAAGAAATCTATGAAAATTTCTCGTTTTTTGGGGAAGGTGGATTCTTTGATACAATAAAAAACACTGATTCTTCAATACTATTTGACGCTTGGAAACAGATGAACTCTGATGCGGCAGATTTTTTAACAAAAACAATGCCTATAAGACAGTTTTTTGATTTTCTATCACAATTTAAACTGGATGTAAACGATACATTTGGTTTAGTATCAGTGTTTGAAAATTTAAAACCTATTGCTGAAAACTGGTTTAATGAATATGTCAAGCCTTGGCTTTCGACCGAAAGATGGAGTGAACTGGGAGAAAATATAAAGCAATCATTGTCTGATAAATGGGATTCATTTACACAATGGTGGAGCGGCACTGGTATTCCTTCGTGGTGGAATGGTAATGTATCTCCGTGGTTTACTAAAGAGAAATGGCAAAATCTTGGAGAAACCATTAAGTCTTCATTAAAAGACAAGTGGACAAGTTTCACGTTGTGGTGGAGTGGTATTGGATTTGCTAAATGGTGGAACAATGTAAAATCATACTTTACTACCGAGAAATGGACATGGAGTGGCATAAAAGATGGATTATCTAATGCATGGAATAATGCCATAGAGGCTGTCAAACAAATTTGGAATAGGTTTGCAAACTGGATAAATGATAAACTTAATTTCTCATGGGATCCTATAACGATAGCCGGAATACAACTTGCACCAGGAGGAAGCATTAGTCTTGGTAAAATTCCTACTTTTGAAACTGGTGGTTACGTTCCAAGCAGATACACAATGTTTATGGCAGGAGAGAACGGTGTACCGGAGATTGCCGGGACAGTAGGTGGCAAAACAGCGGTTGCCGGTGGAGTGGAAATCACTGGAATCAAAGATGCCATTAACAACACAGCAGAAGCGCAAATGCGAATGATGCAACAGGAAATTGACCTGCTTAAACAGTTACTTGCAAAAGAAACATCTGTCAATATCGGTGATAGAGACATAGCAAGGGCAAATTTAAGGGGGCAGAAAGCTATGGGATTACAGATTATTACTTAAGGGTGGGATTTATTCCCACTCTTTTTTTCTATGGAGGAAAACACAATGATAGCAAGAGCGAGTGATTTCATCATAGTAAACGGAGTACGCTTTCCGTGCCCGGCTCCAGGAATGGAAATAGTTCGGTCGCAGACGGTTGATTCAGGAAGAAATGTAAATGCTGCAGTTGTCGGTCAAAAAGTCGGAAGAAAATTGTGGAAGATAAATAATCTTCAATGGAATGGATTGGATGCGGAAACATGGAAAGAAATGCAAGATGCATTAGAACCATTTTTTGTGCTGGTTACGTTTACTGGGGACGACAATGTAAGACATACACACACAATGTATCCAGGAGACACTACCGGTAAGCCGTTGTTTTTGGATGATATTTTTTATAGGAACTATGAAACGTGTAAATTCAATTTAATTGATTGTGGGTGGGAAGAATGATAAAAGCTTCTAACGCTTATAAGTCTGCAATGCAGAAAAAGATAAGAGACAGGGCATACATATCAATTACTCTCGGTGTAGTAAATGGTGATGCACAAAATACGGCTCATTTTGACGGTGATTACGCATACTGGGGAAACAAGGTTTTGCCGTTTAGAAATGATGCAGAATATACGGAATATGCTACCTTGGAACAAAATTATATGCGTGTAGACGGTCAAATGTATTTTCTTCCGAGAGAGACAAGCGGATTGTACCAGCTACGTAATGCTCCATTAACTACACAAAACATAATGGAAACTGTAAAAGTAACATTCCCACAAGAGTATTCCATCAAAGGACTTACGATAGATTTTGGGAAATATTACCCGACTAGCTTCAAAATTGTTACAGATGAAAAAGAATTGACTTATACAAATGATAAACACGATTTTTCAACAACAGATGTAATCGGAAACACCACAAATATACAAATAATTCCTATATCTATGGTCGGAGGGAATAAACGTCTTAGAGTAGAAAAAATCGTAATGGGTGTTGGACTGACATATAGAAACAATGATGTATCAACATCATCTTTTGAAGAATTTGTCAACGGGATTTCAGCGGAGATTCCATACAGAAAATTATCTGTAACAATACTGGATAAAAACAATGTATACAATGTAGACGATGATAATTCATTTATCAATTTCCTTGAAACAGGACAAAAAATGGAGTTGTCATACGGAATGGTCCTGGCAGACGATTCAGTGGAATGGCATAAAAAAGCCACGATGCTTTTGGCTGACTGGAACTCTAAAAAAAATCAAATGTCTTTCACAGCAAATGATGTTCTTTCAACTTTGGAGGACAACTATACAATAGGAAACAAAATATACGATAGAACAGCATATGCAGAAGCTATTAGTATTTTAACAGATGCCGGATTCGAGCCTGATGAGTATTTTGTTGACGATTGTTTAAGAGATGTTAGCCTACACAATCCAATGCCGGAAGCATCTCACAAAGAATGTTTGCAGTTGTTGTGCAACGCTTCAAGATGCATTTTGTTTGTGGATTCTGACGGAAAAGTAAATATTAAAGCAAATTTTGCGAATGTTATAGATCCTGCCGATATGCAGGTTACATCAAACGGAACTGCATGGTGGGGAAATGCCACGAATGTATTATATGGAAACAACAATGTATATGCAGAACTGACAAGAAGTTTTATGCGTGTAGATGGTTCACAATTTTTTCTCCCTAGGAATACATGTACGGACATCGAACAGACAGGATATGTTACGAGCAATGTTTCTGATGAAAATGGATTGTTTTCGGAGAATCCAGTGCTTACATTAAAACTTCCTGCAGCATACACGTATTATGGATTGTATATTTCATTCCAGGGTAACCCTCCAAAAGAGATGAAAGTATCTACATATAATGGAGACACACTTCTTAAGACTTTCAAATATAGTAATTTGAAGGAAAAATCATTGTTAAATGATGAATTTGAAAACTTCGACAGTATTCGTTTCGAGATAACAAAAGCATATCCTAAAAACAGAGTTTTGATTGATAAAATCAGTTTTGGAGATTTATCTGATTATGAGTTGAAAAAAGACTTTATGACAGAAAATCCTTATGGATACGCAGAAAGAAAAACAAAAAATGTTTTTGTCAAAATATATACATTTCAAAACGGAGAGGATAATACACCGCAAGTAGTTGAAGATAACGTCTATCTAAAGAAATCAATCAACAATTCTGGGGAAATAAGGTATTGTGAAAACCAACTTATTTCAACGGAAGATCATGCAAGGATTGTTGCTGAATGGCTTGGAAATTATTATGCGAATAATATTTCTTATGATGTTCAATACAGAGGGGATCCGGTGCTGGAAGCTGCTGATATTATTTTCATGGAAAGTGATATTGTAAACAGCTTACAAGTAGAAGTGGAAACACACAAATTAAACTTTAATGGTGCTTTTAATGGATCATTGCAATTACGAAGAGCAATGAGAACATAAGGAGGTTGTAATGAAAAAAATAATTAACGGTCTTCTGTATAACACGCAAACTTCTGAAATAATATATGTTGATGAAATGACAAACAGAAAAATATTCAGAACAGAAAAAGGTAATTTTTTCTTGTTTTATCCAAACGGAGAAATAGTACCGAAAACAAAAGAAGATATAAAAGAGTATTTGGGGCTGAATGATACAGAGAAATATATAGAATTGTTTGGAGATGTGGAGGAAGCATAATGTGGGCAGATCCTAAAACAAATTGGTCTTCTGAATGGAATGGTGAAACTTATATAGGAGATTATTTTTTATATACAGATTATAACCGTATTAAAAATAATCTTTTGGAACTAAAAAGTACTGCTGAATCTATGTATAAAATATCATCTTTTAATCTTGGAGAGGATAAGGTTGAAGCAGATCTGATTTATGCCGATGAAGTTACTTTATTTGAAACTACGCTGGCAGAAATTAACAGTTCTACTTTCTCATTTTTCGAACAATTCAAAACATGGAAAGAGAATAAATCGGTTCCAACATATGAAGACTGGAACAGGATAGAATCGTTGCAGTTAAAAATATACAATACGTTAGTAGCACAAAGAAAAGCGCAGAACCGACTTGCCTTTACGCTTGGCGGTCAGAAAGGATTTAAGGTGTAATTATGGCAGATTTAAAAACAAACTATGTTGATGATGTATTAGACACAACTAAAAATCAGTTAAGAAAATATCAGCAAATACAAAATGACGATGGAACAGTTTCTTTCGTTGATGTTACCGAATATACGCAAGTAGGAACCTCATTTGGTGCAAGAGACATCAATGATACTAATGCAGCCATTAATGATGTAAATGGCAAGTTACCAGAGTATATTGACATTATAGCCAAATGCCCTGCATCTACGTGGTGTAATATACCTTTGCCAGATGCTATTTTATCTACAAATAGAGTCATAGACGTGAATAGACCTGCTGATTCTGATAGTAATGTATACGGTGTTATATGGTGGCCATCAGCAGATAAACAAATTACAATACTGCGTATAAACACAAACGGCACAAATTTGACTATAGATAATACAGCAAAAACTATTAAACTTCGTATATGGTTCTGTTAATATTATCATTTAATTTAATCGGATTGCGATGAATAATCCACTACTACGTAATTGGTGTGTACTCTATTTTATGATTAAGGCACTAAATGTTATAGTCTTGCTATCAGCCCATGCCCCGTTTACAGCCGTTTGCACTGCAAATCTAAAACTATTAGTGCTTACATCAAAAATCCCAATACGATACGCCAATGTACTGTCATATGCAAACGGGATAATGCATTTAGCATCAGGATATGATGTTTTTGGTATATATATAATTCCACTATTACTGTCCGTTCCTGTCTTTTCTGATAATGTAATTATTTGTATTTTTGTATCTAAATTGCCATTTACAGAAGGAGTGATAGCCGATGGGCGGAGATTAAAAGCAAAAATAAATCAATCAAAAAGAGCATGGTGTAAAAGCCATGCTCTTAATCTCTTTATCTGATTCCCCAGTCACCGTCATTGTTGACGAAACCAACCACATATCCTATCATGTCATCAATAATGTTTTCCGGGAGTATGCTGTTCGGAGACATGAGCGGAACATATCTCCATTTTCTTACACCGTCTTCAATTATATGTGTTTTCACGACAATATATATCCCCCCATTACTGGTCACAATACATCGTTCACCGTCTTGCGGTTCACGATCCGCTGCAAGGAGAATAATTTCCCCAGGCAGATAAAACGGCATATAGTAGTCGCAAGGAATTTTCACACCGATATAAGCCTTGGATTTTATGTCTTCCGGCAAATTTTCTATGCACATGGGTTCCACAGCATTTGTGGTTGCGATAATTCCATTCATAAGTTGTGGATTAAGGACAGAAATATACTTGTGCGATTTTTCAAGACTGAAATAGATTTTAGCTTGGTGACGTATGAAGTAACGGATAAGATACAGAGAGTGTTCCGGCAGACTGCGGCATATCTTGACAGATTCCAACATCTTATCTTCCATAGTTCCGCAACCTACCAGTTCGTCTACACTGATTCCGAAGGCTCTAGCAAGCGCAACAGCGGTCGATAGCTTTGTGTCGTTGGAATTACCGTATAGTAGTGAATTAAGCGTAGAATAAGGCAAATTAGCTTCATCAGCAAGCTTGTAAACCGTCATGTCCGGCTCATTGAGAAATTCATGGAGATTCCCACGAAAACTTAACATATAATTTACTCTGTTGACTGATAGATGTGTCGATATTTCTTTGATTCGGTCTTTTTTCATCATGTTTTTTATCCCCCTTTCACATGATACACTTGTAACATCCCTTGTTTCAAGGGACTTCAAGTTCTGGCGAGGGCGGTGTTTATTGGCGTTTTCACCGTCCTCTTTTTGTTGATATTTTACAACAATAAAAAACGTGCGTCAAATATATTGATTGTTAAGAACATATGTTCTATAATTTGATGTATCGCTACTTTAGATTCTGCGGAGAATTAAAGGGGAGAGGGGTGTGGTTACAATGAACGAAAGCAATGAATTTTACAGAGAGGAAATTGCAAGAATACTATCTGGAATAGAAGACAATGACATATTGAAATATGTCTATGTCATTGTCTCTGATATAGAGGGGGAAAAATGAAAAATCGAAAAAAAATAAATTGGGCGTTAATAATTTTGATTTACTTTTTAGGATTATTAACAAATTATTTCTTAAGATAGACCTAATATTTTCTTTAAATATTCTGTAAATATTGGAGAGCATAATCCCATAAAGTACACTAAAACGTAAACAAGTTTTGGACCTATATAATCAATAATTTTTTTTAAAGGACTTATGTAATTATGCTCTTTACTTTTTACTATATGTATGTCTTCTAATGAATTTATTTTTATATATTTCATTTCTTCTAGTTCATTTATGTAATCAATAAAATCATCTATGGCAGAATCACCATAATCTTTTGAAATCCTACCTAATACAACATTGTTGTCTTTATTTTTTATTGATATTAAATAGCCAAAAAAATCATTAGAATCTTTTATTTTTCTCTTCATTCCGCACCTCCGATTATCATTTTAAATGCGGAAAATGCAGTACTTCTTTTTTGCTCAGAAAGATTGTAGTACTTAATCAATAAATCTTCCATATTGGGATCGTTTCTTAAAAAATAAACTAATCTAGCGTATTTTTCGGAATATTTTTTCCCGTCTTCTTTACCAGTCAGCAAAAATTCAATAGAAACTCCTAAAAAATTCGCAATTACTTCTATACGGTCATCCGGGATAACTCCCTTTTTTAAACTTCTTATATATCCATTACCAAATCCGCAAGAAGTCTCTAATTTAGAAATTGCTATTCCCCTTTCTTTACATATAGATTTTACTCTTTCTACCGTAGTCATAGTGTCCTCCTAAAATTTAGATGATACTCTAAAAATATGCTTGACAAAATAGAGAACACTCTATATAATAAATTTAGGATTTAGAGGAAAGCCTAAATTTAAAAATGTTCTCTGTGGTTTCTTGGCAGTTGCTATATTAGAACATTCTCTAAATTTTGTCAAGTTTTTCTCTAAATTCCTAAATCAAGAGAAAGGAAGTGATAGATTGAATTGTTACGACAGAATCAAGGAAATTTGTGATAAGAAAGGAACAAATATTTATCAAGTGGAGCAGAAAGCCGGATTGAGCAATGGAATTATCCGAAAGTGGAATGAATCTGCTCCGCAAGTTGACAATTTAAAGGCTGTTGCAAAAGTCCTTGGAGTAAAAGTAGACGAGTTACTGGAATAGGGAGGTAAAAACATGGAAAAACAGAGATATGTGGTATTAGACAAAAACGGTAAAGCAAATATAGTTCAGAAAGCTGATTCACGTTTTGTTGGAATTGACGAGATGGCACAGCACATTGCCATGAATGTTATTGATGACTACAAAAGCATTATAGATGGCGATAAGAAAATCGAAGAAACAAATATTGATTTGTCTATCAAAGTACTTACCGCCATTTCGCCTTTTAGGAACGGCTCTGGATTTGGAAAGGATTTCTAATTGCTTCGGCTTTTGCTAATTGTGGTTTTTCTTCCGGTAAAGAATTGACGATTTCTGAATAGTATTGGTCGTACAGGTTCTTAAAATCATCAAAACTTCCGGTATATCCACAGATTTTAGCAATAGCGTAAGCGGATGCGTATTCTTTATAATCCAAATTATTTCACCTCCTTATTAAAAAGATAAGGAGAGTATATCACAAAAAGGAAGTGAATTGAATGAGTGAAAAAGAGAAAAAAATCGTTGAGAAGTTAAAGAGAGCCATTCCGAATATGTCCGATTTCGACAAGGGATATATTCTCGGCAAGACAGAGAAGATGGCAGAGGAATCTGTTAAGAAGCAGGAGGAAGAAAAATGTACGAAAAATATGCAAAACGTAGAGATGAATTAGGATTGACTGATTACAAAGTTGCACAAATGAGCGGCGTACTTACATCTACTCTTAGTGAATGGAAAAAACATTATGAGACAGATGGAGAATCAGGTTATCAACCTAAGTTGGAAAAAATCTCTGCAATAGCATCTGCATTAGGCATGAGTGTAACTGATTTTATCAATTAGAAAGGAGAAACATGGAAGAATTACAAACATCAAACATAAAAACACCAATTGAGATTGCGCTGGGTGTTGATGAAAACGGAATGACTACTGCAAAAGCACTGTATGAGTTCTTAAGCGGAGAGAAAAGCAACTTTTCAAAATGGGCGAAAAGGAACATTGAACAGAATGAGTTCTATGAAGAAAACAAGGATTGGTGGGGGTTCGTCACAGTGACGAACGGTAACGAATGCAAGGATTACCGACTGACTACCGACTTTGCAAAACATCTGTCAATGGAAAGCCATTCTGCAAGGGGCAAAGAAGCAAGACAGTATTTTATCACCATAGAGGACAGGGCGAAGCAGGAAGTAATAAATCGGTCACAACTTTCTCCACAGATGCAGATGGTTATGCAAATGGCTGAGAGCATGGCGAGACAGGAACTGGAACAGAAGAGACAAGCGGAAAAGGTAAACCGCATAGAGCAGACTGTTTCCAATATGAAAGACATTTTCACCAAACCTATCGGAGACTGGAAATCGGAAATAAATGGAAGGATACGGGAGATTTCAGTTAAGAGTGGAATTGGATATCAGACATTATATGGACAGCTTTACGGTGAACTGGAAACGACAGCACATTGTAGCTTAAATATGCTTCAAAGGAACAAGATAAATAAGATGAAAAAGGCAGGTAATAACGAAACAGCTATTAAAAACGGCACAACTAAAATTCAAATTATTTATGAGAAACCGCAGTTGAAAGCAATTTTCGAGGGAATCGTAAAGAATTACGCAATGAGGTACTGCTCATAGAAAGGAAGAGGAATGAGAAACAAATTTTTGATATTAAGCAACAGAGTAATTACATCAACAGACAACAAAGGGAAAGCAATGTACTTTACGAAAGTAGATAGTGCCGCTTCATTACAGAAGTTGTTCCATGAGGAAGAAGCTTCATACTGTGTATCTGTAACAGATATTGAAGTAGAAATGGTTAATGGTTCAACATATACAGATGCGATTTTAATGACACATAGTGCAGAAACAGAAGATGGCTCAGATATGTTTTTGGATGTCATTATCAGTGACTTACTGGGTACGTTCGTATCCGAATGGTATTAAGCCTATGAGAACAACAATAAAGCTGTTTCTTCCTATTATAATAGCACTCTCCATCACATTTACATCCACAGCACAGCCATCCGGCAGTTTTATCTCCGAGGAAGCGCAGGAATCGTGTGTAAAGTACGGTGAGGAATACGGCATCTGCCCGGAAATGCTCATGGCAATGATTGAGAAAGAATCTTCCGGCAGACCGGATGTGGAAAGTAGCGGTTGCAAAGGTCTGATGCAAATTTCTGACAGATGGCATAAAGACCGCATGGAGCGTTTGGGAGTGACGGACATTTACTCCGTGGACGGTAATATCCATGTGGGAGCCGACTACTTGTCGGAATTGTTTGAAAAGTACTGTGATGTAGGAATTGTACTCATGGTTTACCACGGAGAGAAGAACGCAGCCACAAAGACAGAATTAAGTGATTACGCAGACTGGATATTAACCAGGAGCGCAGAACTGGAAAGGATGAATGGAAAATGACGAACAGAGAGAAGTATGCGGAACGGATTCTTGATATTGCAACAACCGGTCATTCTATTGCAGTAGACAAAAAAGGAAAAATTTGTAAATGCAGGGAATTAAAGTGCGAAGAGTGCATATTTTCGAGAGCTGAATCGGATGAGAGTGATTGTTATGAAAAAACTAAAGAATGGTCAGAGCAGGAATATGTTGAACCGCCTGTTGACTGGTCGAAAGTGCCTGTGGACACAAAGATTCTTGTGAGAGATTCGGAAAATGAAACGTGGAAAAAGAGACATTTTGCAAAATTTGAAAATGGAAAAATATTTGCATGGGCAAATGGAGTAACTTCTTTTTCTTCGGAAAGCTCAGATTCTATAACATGGTGGATGAAAGTGAAACTTGCGGAGGAAGATGTATGAGTGCCAAAAAGCGGTTTACCGTCAAAGGGTGCATCGGAAAGATATTTTACAGTCCGAAAGAGTGGGAAGTTGACCGTGAAACAGCATTCTATTACAGAATTGTAAACCGCAATACCGGGAAGAAAAAATGGTTAGGAAAGGAGTATTTTTATGCAGAAACGACAGATTATCCCCATCGTCCGTGCGAATGAGATTCTGATTGCAAGACTGTTAGATGCAGGAATCTTGTATATCGGAGAAGACAACATGATCCACGTAACAGAAGACTGAAAGCCGGAGGAGTGAGGAAATGGAAAGGAAGATAAGAAAAATCTTGGTAGAACTGGGGCTGAAACAGTACTTGCCAGGATTCCAGTACATCATAGAGGTTGAAACGCTGATGTTTGAGAACCGGAACAGAAGACTTTCTGAAATCTACCGGATTATCGGAGAGGAACACAGCACAAATGAAAAAAGCGTGTATCAGGCGATCAAGTGGGTTGTAGACAAAATGAACCCAACCACAGAGCTATACAAGGAGATCAATGAGACAGACAAGCCGGTATCAATCTATATGTTTGTAAATTCACTGTATTTATATCTTTGGGAGGATAGGAAAAATGAGGATTAAGCACATCTTTTTGCAGAATTTCTGCAAATTCTATGGTTCTAACGTAGTGGACACTGATTTATACGACAGGACAGAGGTTTCCGGTGTGAATGAAACCGGTAAGTCCACAATCAAAAGAGCAATTCAGTATATTTTTGGATGCCGTGACGAGAACGGCAGAGAGATCACCGGAATCAGACCGCACGATAAGGACGGCAATGACATTGACGGAGATATTACCGCAGAAGTTACCGTGGAGATTGACGGTACAGACAAGGTTCTGAAAAAAGTATGCCGTCAGAACTTCAATAAGAAAGGCGAGTTTTCCGGCAATGTCACGGATTACTATGTGAATGATATTCCAAAAAAGGCAGAAGATTTTGAAGCATTTTTGGAAGAGAGTGTATGCGGAAAAGATAAGTTTTCACTTTGCATCAATGCCATGACACTTCTGCTGAAAGGTGGCACGGATCAGAGAGCCATTCTTGCTGATATGTTTGGTCAGCACAGTAATGATGACATTTGCAGCCAGTTTCCGGAGTTTGAAGCATTAAGGACTGTTCTGCAGGACGGTACGGTTGATGAACTGAAAAAGCGTTGCAATACGCAGTTGTACGGAACAATGGGAAGAAATGGAACCAAAGGCTTGCAGGATCTGTTAGATGAAATTCCGAGCCGTATTGACGAGGTGAGCCGTCAGAGAGTAGATATTGACCTTGCGGATCTGGAACTGAAAAAGAAAGCTTTAATGGATAAGCTGTCAGAGAACATTAAGCAGCAGACAGATACGCAGAACAGCATGATTTCCTACGATAAGCTGTCTGATGGAATCATTGAGTTAAAAGGTCAGTTGAGCGCATTGCAGCAGAAAGCAAATGAAAAACTGGATGCGGACAGAAGAGAGAAGCGCACAACACTGAATCAGATTCAGAATGAGCATCAGAAAGAGTTGCTTAAGGCAGATACCATTCGTGAAGAGATCACGGAACTGGAAAAGCGCATCGCACAGTATGAACAGAAGAGACAGGGTTTGAAGAAGAGTTGGGATTTCAATAAAAGCCTTAAATTTGATGAAAACTCTCTGATCTGTTCTTATTGCGGACAGGAATATCCGGAAGAGAAGAAAGAGAAGTTAAGAACGGAGTTTGATACGCATAAGGCACATGAACTGGAACTGATTACCAAAGAGGGTTCTTCCTGCGCTGAACATATCAAAGAGGATCAGGCAGAACTGGAGAATAAGCGTGAGGAACTGAAAAAGACCGAGGATGAAGTGGAGCGGTTGGAAAAAGAGGTTTCCATTGCTGATAATGCCTTAAATTCCATTCCGGCAAGCGTGGATATTTCCAACACAGAAGAATACAAAGCTATTCAGTCGCAGATTGCAGAGAAAGAAGCTGCCATGCACAAATTCACTGACATGAATCTTCTCAGAATCCAGTTAAAAGGTGATGAAGAGCAGATCCGCAATGATATTTCTGTGGTTGATAAGTCTTTGGCAAGTGTAAGCATTAACGAGAGTGTGGATAAGCGTATCACAGAACTGGAACAGGAGCGCAAGAACATTGCACAGAAGATTACAGATGTGCAAGCACAGCTTGATCTGTTAAAGAAATTCAGCCGGAAGAAGAATGAACTGCTGGAAGCTGATGTGAACAAATACCTTTGCTTCTGCACTGTGCGGATGTTCAGACCTCTTGTGAATGGTGACACGGAAGAATGTTGTGACTTTACATACCGTGGAGAGCCTTACAGCCGGAACATGAACCACGGAGCAAGGATTCTGACGGAGATTGACATTTGCAATGCGTTTCAGAAGCGGTGCGGTGTGGAATTGCCTATCATGGTTGACGATACCGAGAGCCTTGACCCTTGGAAGATTCCTGATGTTGACAGTCAGTTGATTATGTTCCGAAGAAGTGATGATGCGAGTTTGAAAGTGGAGGAAGCGAAGAATGAGTAATGAAGCAGAGAAACGCTACATTGTCGAGCGTGAGTTTGAACACGTAGGGTATAAATGCGTTGTGATATTTGGAAATATGGCTCACAGGTGCGGATATGTTGGCATTCCAAAGAATCATACGTTATACGGAAAAAATTATGATTACCATCTTGAAATTAAAAAATCAGATATTTGGGGCAGAGAAGTAAGTGGCATTTTCCCTTTGCTTGGTGCTTGTATTGATGAAGATGAAAGAATTCGAATTGAAGCATATTTCCAGTGTCACGGAGGTATTTCATATTCAGGTGGTGGAACAAATTCAAATTATCCTATCAAAAGTGATTTATGGTGGTTTTGGTTCGATTGCGGTCACGCTGGAGATAAGGCGGATTTGGATTATGCAATACAGAAATTCCCAAGCCGTAAAGAAATTTATCAGATGCAAAAAATGATAGAAAGTAAATTTCCTGTTGGTGTCGATGTCGTTCGTTCAGAAGAATATGTTGCTGATGAATGTAAGAAGTTGGCGGAGCAATTGAAAGAGTTTGAAAGGAATGAAGAGAATGCAGATTAAGAAAGAGACAGTCATTTCCGTTTTGACAACAAGAGGAGAAACAATCAATGCAGGTGACACCGTGATATTCAATTTTGATGACAAGTGTTGCGTGGGTGTGTACCTGGGACTTTCAGACCGTGGAGCCTTGAAATTCAAAGGTAAGATTGCTGATACGGATGTGACATTTCATGTGATGCCTAGAAGCATCAAGGAGATTTACAAAGCTGATGTGACAGTGCATCAGGGAGTTGCAAGTGTATTTATGAATGAGCCGGAAAGTGAGGAAGAATAAGATGGGAAAACGTAAATTTAAGGTTGGAGATATAGTAAAAGTAAAAAAGAATGCTGCTATACTCAATATAAGAACTTTGGGGGAATGCGGAACAGTCAAAAAACTCTTGACGGATAATTACTATTCGGTTGAGTTTGACAAATTTGTAGGCGGTCATGATTGCAAAGGATTCGCCAAATATGGGTACGGATGGAATTGCGCAGAAGATGCGCTTGATTTAGTGAAACATCAGAATGAAACCATAGTAATCTACCGCAATGACAACAAAGTAGTTGCGCTGGACAAGTCCACTGGCGAGAAAGCAGAAGCAAAATGCAATCCGGCTGATGAATTTGATTTCCGTACTGGTGCAAAGTTGGCTTTCAATCGGTTGATGGGCGAAGATGTCAAGTCTGATAACGGTGTACGGGAGGTGAAGAGAAAAGCTAAAGTCGGTGAGTACATCAAAATTGTGGATGCGAAACCTTTTCTTATACCATATGAAAACGGAGAGATTTTCAGAGTAATTGGTGTTAAGGATGCAACATGTGAGGTTGAAAACTCTGTTAAAAGGTGTCACACATGGCACGACGAGTACGTTGTCCTTGAAAACTACAAACCGAAGAAAGAACCGGAGAAGAAAGACGAAATCTGCGTGGGAGATACCGTAAAGGTCACGGATACCGGTAAGCAGTACAACTTATACGATACATGGAGTGGTCTTTTAGGATACGAACAGAATTTTGTAATAGATTCATATGTAAGCAAAGATGATGAATACAAAGTTTTAAGAATTAAAGAACACGATTATATGTCTAAACGTACTATTGCACTGATTCAGAATCCCAAGACAACACAGGTATTCATCATTAACATTGACGGCATCAAAAAGGTAGAAAGGTAGGTAGCAGCATGGCAGACGAAAAGAAACAGGAACTTAACACACAACTTTCATATTTTGCAAATCAGTACACTGGACTTATGGAGCGTGATTTTTCGGAACATGGGTTACAGTTTGATGATTATTCAAAACAATGCGTAATGGCATCCATGAGTGCCATATACAACCTTGTGACATCTAGCAAGGCAAATATGAGCAATCTGAACGGTTCAAATCTGCGACAGGTTATTGGACAGGTTTCAAGCCTTAAGTTGAATGCGAATGCGGTTCCAAGAGAATGTTATTTCCAGTTAAGGAGTAAACAGGCAGCAGATGGCACTTGGTACAAGGAAGTGGAAATGGGTATCGAAGGTGACGGAAACGATGCAATTCTTCGTAACTTTGGTGTCGGTGTAAAGAAAGTGCATCCTGTGTGGCTTGTAAAAGATGGAGATATTTTCGTTTATCCGAAACATAAGGGCATTGAAATGACTCCTCCGGAATGGGAAGAAAAAGGAGAATCACAGAAAGTAATCCGTGTCGTTTACCCTGTGGAAATGGAGAATGGGAAAACAGAGTATCTGATTGCAGAAAGAGAAGGAGTAAAAACTAATCTTTTTGCTCATATCAGAAATAATATGATGAACGAGACATTCGGACTGGTAAAAGGTGGCAAGAAGACCAGATATGATGCAACGGATGCGGAGAAAAAAGCTATTGAAGCGAAGAAAGAAGAGATTTTTTCTGAACTTCGCAAGTGCGCAACTCTTGAAGATATGCTGAATTGTGAGGTAGCAAGACCATATATCTCCGCAGCATGGCTTGATACACCGGAGAGCATGATCGTTCGCAAAATGCGTAACAATGCCATCAAGAAGTATCCTAAAGATTTTAATTCCATTGCTTCGCAGTCTATTTTGCAGATGGATGAAACATACCAGGAAGCGCAGGAAGAGATTAAGGAGAATGCTAATTCAACAGAATTTGTGGAAGGTTCTTTTAAGGAAGTACCGCAGACCGCAGAGACGGACATTGCCAGCGCAGAGACACCGGATTGCTTTAAGTAGGAGGACACCATGAGAATTATATCGCAGGATGGAATCATTGATGTACCTTATGAAATCAGTTCTTTGAGCATGGCAGTCGGAAAACATGAAGATGTTGAGTATGCGGCTATTTATTGCCACAACTCTTCGACAGCAATGGGAACAAAAATGGCTGAATACAGTTCCAAAGAAAAAGTACAGAAAGTTATGGAAATGCTTAGAGAACAGTACAAAAAATACGTTGGAGCTTCTGTTAATATATATGGCTGTTTTCAGTTTCCGAACAATGATGAAATCGAGGTACAAAATGAAGCTTAAATGTTTAGGCTCCGGTTCTTCCGGTAACTGCTATCTTCTAACGGCAGATAACGGTGAAACACTTCTGGTTGATGATTGGTGGTGAAAAAAATTGGAAGAAGAATGGAAATGGATAAAAGGATATGAGGGAATATATCAGATTTCAAACCTTGGAAATGTGAAAAGTTTTCACCATTCAGAAAATGGAAAAATGTTAAGCATTAAAAACAAAAGAGGTTGGTATCTTTCGTTCAGAACAACTGAGAAAGATGGTACGCGCAAAACACTTAGAGTACATCAAGAAGTAGCAAAAGCATTTATTGGAGATGTCCCAAAAGGTTTTGATGTACACCACAAAGATGAAAATAAGCAAAACAATGCATGGTGGAATCTGGAAATAATACCAAGAAAAGAGCATTTATATATTACTATGTCAAAGCATCCTGAAATATATGAAAATATGAATATTAAAAATATATACGGGAATAAACATGTTTTGCAATATACGGATGACGGATATTTTGTAGCAGAATATGCGAACGCCAAAATAGCAGAAAAATACACTGGTGTTTGTAGCCGGAATATTTTGCAAGTTGCCAATAAAGAAACTTTTAATGAAAAAGGAGCAATAAGAAAACAGGCTGGCGGATATGTATGGAAGCTGAAAGAAAGTGAGGTGATGTAATGCTCAAATTGAAATGTTGCGGTTCTGGAAGTTCTGGAAACTCATACGCATTGATTTCTGATGGTGAAATTCTTCTTATTGATGCAGGAATGAAAATCATGGATATAAAGCGTATGTGCGACTGGAATGTGTGCGGAATAGTAGGTTGCATAGTTTCTCATGAGCATGGTTAGGAGACCATAGTTTATCCGTATCAGAACTTGAACACATGGGAATAAAGGTGTGGCAACCTAATTCAGACCATTCAGAACGTGAAATACAGATGGGAAAATTCCACATATTCTGCTTTCAAGTGCCACACAACGGCACAGAGAACTACGGATTTTTGATTATGGTTGGCGGTCAGAAACTTCTGTATCTGACAGACCTTGAATATTGCCCTTATGTGTTCAAAAAACAGCGGTTAGAACATATGCTGATCGAGTGCAACTATCAGAAGAAATATGTTGACATGGATGCACCGAATTACGTTCACAAGGTAAAAGGTCACTGCGAACTGGAGACCTGCAAAGGAATTGTCGAAGCGAACAAATCAGATGCCTTGCAAAACATTATATTGTGCCATTTGGGCGGTGATACAACCGATGCTGATGAATGTGTCGCAGAGGTAAAAAAGATTGCTCCATTGGCGAATGTGGACTATGCGGCAGCAGGTAAGGAATGGATTTTACAGAATGGAAAGGAGTGTCCGTTTTGAGTGGTGGAAGTTTTGATTATTTGTGCTACAAAGATGTGCCTGAGCTGATGAACAGTTCAAGCATTGCAAACCTTGAAAGCATGGTTCAGCACTTGCAGGAGTACGGTTACGAGGACATAGCACGAGATACACAGCGGTTAATTGAGTATATCCAGTCGGCAAGCATCAGAATTGAGGTTTTGAGTGAGAATCTTAACGATGTTTTTCATGCGGTAGAGTGGCATGAGAGCGGAGATATTAGCAGAGAGACCATGATTGAAAGACTGGAAAATTACAGAAATGGAGGTGCGAATGTCTGACATATTTTATAGACCACTTACACCGCAATTAAGAAGTGAAATAATGAATGGCATTGATTCCAACATATACGAACTGAATACCTGTCAAAGCAATGCTTTAGTCAATATGCAAAAGACAGGATATGGGGCATTGAGAAATATTATAAATGCCTTGCCGGACGGATATTTGATTCCATTTGAAAGGCGGTGATTCGGTTGGCTGATTGGAAGAATATAGCAAAAGCAAAATCCATAGAGAGAAAGAATCGTGAAAGAATACTGGCAGTCAATCCACATGTGGACGATGGAAGTGGAATTTACTTTCTGACAAGAACAGACGAGGATGGTTTTCGGTTTGCGTATGTGGGACAGGCGGTACACCTACTCCAAAGACTGGCAGGGCATCTTAACGGATACCAACACATTGATTTATCCATGAAGAGCCACGGATTATATTCTGCGGAAAATATATACGGTTGGAAAATCGGATTCTTACATTATCCGGTAGAAGAACTGGACAAGTGGGAGCAGTACTGGATTAAGCGTTATGCGGACGAGGGCTACCAGCTTCGCAACAAAACAGCCGGTGGTCAAGGCGATGGCAAGAAGCAGATCGCAGAGTATAGACCGGGAAAAGGTTACCGTGATGGACTGGCACAAGGCAAAATCAACCTTGCAAGGGAACTGGCGAACATTGCCGACAAGCATCTGGTCATCAGTTTGAAGCCTGAGAAGCAGAACAATTCCGTTTCACAAAGACAATTTGTTCGGTTTATGGAACTTTTGCATGGAGAAAAGGATGGTAAAAGTAATGAATAAAACAGACTATGAAGTACTTTTACAATACGTTGAAGAAACTGACAAGGAGTTTTATGAATCTCTTTCTACTCAAAAACAAATTATGTATCTTTGCTATCAATATGGAACTAGATCTTTTAAAGAGTACTTGTTTAAGTATAGATTTCAGCAAGTCTGCAATAAATTAAAGGAGTTTTTCAGAAAATGGTGAAATACGAAGATGAATGCTGCGGATGTGCCACTGAAAGAACTTGAAAATCACAGAACTTGGAGGTGATACAAAAAATGCCAAAACGATATGACAATCCGCAGGAAATTTTGAAAATCATGCGGCAGACAGAACTTTTGAAGCAGTCTGCAGAGAGAAGCCCATTCACCGGAATACTGACACTGTTCTGCTATACCTTGTGGAAAGACTATAAGTACTCACAGACGAGACTTTCCGACTTCTGCGGTAAATTCACAGAGTACAACGAAAAGTACGAGAATGAGCCTTATACGGAGTTACAGAGCAAGCTTAACGATTTTGCAGACTGGACGATTGAGTACAAGGAATTTACCGAAGCTGATTATCCGCATTATAAGTCGGTTGTAGCGCAGAACTGCATCCGGGAACAGGTCAGATGTAACAACCTTATCAATGAGTTGTCCACAAGGTACATCCTATATGGAATGGTAATTCTTATGGAAGATGGATTCGGTAAGAAGAAGCTGACGAATTTCAAGGATAAGTTTTCTGACCACATGGACAAAGCAGGAGACAAGTGCAACGGAAAAGATTTCATGGACTTGTGGAGAGAACTGGTGGAAAACACCGGGATCTATATTGAGAAGCCTATTTTTGAGTAAGGAGTTCTAAATGGCAGAAAAACGAATGTTCAGTGCAAAAATAATTGAGAGTGATGCTTTTTTGGATATTTCTGCTACGGCTCAAATGCTTTATTTCCACATTTGCATGAACGCTGATGATGACGGATTTGTGAACAACCCACGGAAAATTATAAGGATGTGCGGTGCTTCTGATGATGATTTGAAAGCGTTGATAGACAACAGATTCCTTTTATCTTTCGATAGTGGTGTTATGCTTGTAAAACACTGGCGCATTCACAACTACATTCCACCGGATCGTTACAAGCCGTCATGCTATATGGACGAAAAAAGCAAAATAGGTGTGAAACTAAACGGATCATACACTACAGACCCTAAAAAGATGGTTTCCCCAGTAGAGGGAAATCCGAAAAAGAGTTGTTACGACAAAGAAATCAAACTTGATAAGAGGTGATATAAATGCAGATGACAGGATATGAACTGTTGGCGAACTATGAAAAAGCAGAGGACAAGGACAAACAGATTCAGATTCTTGCGGATTTGAACCACATCCCGGTTGACATGGTGCGTTTTGTGATTGACAACAGAGAGAAATTCGATGTTTCAGAGACACCATTGTCCACAGAAGAATTTGCAAAGTGGTGCGAGACGGAACTTGACCGTGTGGATGCTCATATCCATGCACAAGAAAAATATTACAGAGAAATTTGCAATGTATACAGAATCGCAAGTACATACGGAAAAAGGAGCGTAGCTGTATGAGAGAGGGAACAGGAAACTTTCAGAACGGTGATTTACTCTACATGGCTACACATCCGGTTGCTGATGCTATTAGAATCGGACGCACGAAGCCGTATGACTGCAGCTATCCAGTGATGGAGATCAAGCCGAGGATTGCGGAAAGGAGAAGAGATGGAGAGACTGACGAATAGTGACAAAGAAATACCAACACTTGTAAATAATGCAGAGTACTGGCTGGAAGTATATTTCAAATTAAAAGATATTGAGGATGCCGAGGAGCAGGGATTGCTCCTGCGGTTGCCGTGCAAGGTGGGAGATACCGTTTATGTAATCACTTCTCCATTTAATGTGTTTGATGATATTGAATATGATGAGAACATGAAAGACGAAGTCTATGAAGCTTATGTTTCTAGTGTATCATTCTATGAAAGCGGAGAACAATATAGAATTTACTCTAAGGTAACAAATCATTTTATAGGAGCATATTTTAGAGAATGCGATTTTGGTAAAACGGTATTCTTCACACAAAAGGAAGCCGAAGCCAAGCTGTCAGAAATGGAAGGTGCGGAATGAAGAGAGAAGAAGCTATCAAATTATTAAATGATATCCATAGTCAGTGTTGTGATACGGCAAATATCCTTTGCACACTTGATGCTGATAAAAGATGTGATGCATTACAGCTAGCAATCATCGCCTTGCAGAATCAGCCGGTGTGGATTCCGGTAAGCGAGAGACTGCCGGAAGAACTTGTACCAGTTAATGTAACATGGATAAACAGAAACCCGGAACCGTATTACGAAGACATAAAGGATGTTCCATTTGTTGATACTGCTGTTTATTGCAACGGAAAGTGGTACTGGTGGTCAAGTGTTTGCGTTGATTATCTCAAAGAATACGGAGAACGTTATAACATTGATTTGGTTGACGAGGACATTGATATTGTATCTTGGATGCCACTGCCGGAGACGTACAGGGAAAGTGAGGTAGAAGATGGCGAGATGTAATAACTGCAAGAATTTAGAAACAAAGGATAATGGGTTTGATGCGTACTCATGGTGTGAGAAAATCAACGACTGTCCGCATGAGGACATAGAAAGAGATTGCGAGCACTACGCACCTATGACCAACGCAGACCGGATCAGGAGCATGACGGACGAAGAACTTTTAGATTTCATTTGTTCAATCGAAACATATGATGATGGTATCGCAAAGACCATTGAGGGCGGCGTAGCAATGTGTTCTGTTACAGAGGTGGAACAATGGCTTAAGGCAGAAAGCGAGGAATGAGGATGCAGGACAGATATTTATTCAAGGCAAAGAGAATTGATAACGGAGAGTGGGTGAAGGGGAATCTCATACGGTCAAATGATGCCGAAGTTGGTTATGAAGCAATTATCATTCCAACAAATGATAGCAATATGTATACAAAAGGTGGGAGTATAGGAGATTTAGGATTTGAAAATTGGCACAGAGTAAATGAAACTACCATTTGCCAGTGTACAGGTCTTAAGGATAAGAACGGCAGGGTGATTTGTGAGAATGATATTGTAAATGGCAGTATTAAGCGTGGAGCGGCATTTTACAGATGTTTGGTTCTGTGGAATGAGTGCAAGGCAAGATTTGATGTGAGAGCTATGGGCTGCAATTTCCCAATGACGCTTGATGAGTGCACAGATGATATTTCTATGAGTGGTTTTGAATATGAGGTTGTCGGAAACGTATTTGACAATCCGGAACTGTTGGAGGAGTAGCCATGCGAGTACACAATCTTAAAATTTTAAATGATTTTGCAGATGCAGTAGCAATGGGAGACAAGACTTTTGAGATCAGGGAGAATGACCGTGGATATCAGAAGGGAGATTACATCAAATTTCTGGCAATAGAAAAAAACGGTACACCGAATCATCATTGTATCAATGATAAATTATATCTCATTACCTTTGTGATGAATGGATGGGGCATAAAGAACGGATACGTTGTGCTGGGAATCAAAGAAAGTGAGGGTAGCCATGACAGAGAATGAAGCAATGGACAGGCGAACGATGAGATTGATTGATGCGGATCATTTGTTGTTTCTTCTCAACTCTGCGATAGAGTTGCGGAAGAAATTACGCAGAAATACATCAGATTTAGATATGATGGTTGATGCTGTTAATGATGAACCGACCGCCTACGACCAGAACAAAGTTGTGGAGCAGTTGGAAGAATATCTTTTTGAAAAATACTGCGTAGAGGGTGATACAGAAATTGCTAGGATCGTAAAGGAAGGTGGAACAGATGGCAATTAAACCGATTTTATTCAATACAGAAATGGTTCGGGCAATTCTGGACGGAAGAAAGACTTGCACCAGGAGGTTAGTAAAGCCTCAACCAGACGAAAAGCATACATTTCCGCTCGGCTTTGTTACTGACAGTATAGAAAAGAAAGAGTCAGGATGCTTTGGATTTGGCATTGATGAATACGGTGGTTCTATTCAATATGTAAAGCCACCGTACGGGTATGCACCAGGAGATATCCTGTATGTTCGAGAAACATGGAAAAAGGCACCGAACGGATACTATTACTACGAAGATTGGCAAAGAAATGACATTGCCGATGTTACAAAGTGGAAACCATCCATCCACATGCCAAAAGAAGCCGCACGAATCTGGCTTAAGGTTACGGATGTTAGAATTGAGCGGTTGCAGGATGTCACTGAAGATGGAGCAAAAGCAGAAGGAGCGATAGATAACAGAGGGTTTATTCACAGCCCGGAGAATGAATATGATCGCATACATACAGCCAGAGAGCATTTTATTAAAATCTGGAACAGCACCATCAAGAAATCCGACCTTGGCCGCTACGGTTGGGATGCTAATCCTTACGTTTGGGTGATATCGTTTGAACGGTGCGAGAAGCCGGAAGGAGTGTGATGCAGATGGAACCCATTGATTATACCGCCCTGTATGCCGAGAATGAGGACTTTAAACGCTACGTTGACAGATATTGCACTAAGCACAGAATCAGCGTTGCAGAAGCCTTACAGCACTATCTGGTGCAGATGGCGGGCAGGATGTAAAAGAGCCTCTTGATACAGTGACATCCAGAGATAGATTTGGGTTGGTGACAATTGAGGGCGTGGATTATCAGATTGTGGATATCGGTCTTCGGATGCTGGAGCCGCGGGAACTGTACGGATGCCAGGGATTCCCGGCGGACTACATAATCGACCATGATTACACCGGCAAGACATATCCGAGAAGTGAACAGGTGCGTAGATGCGGCAATGCAGTGTGTCCGCCAATCCCAGCGGCACTGGTTAGAGCAAACCTGCCGGAATTATGCGTGGCGGACAGAACACCTAACATGGTGATTAAAACAGAACAGACCGGGCAACTCCGGTTTGCGTAGTAAGTGAAATCAGGAACTAAAAAGTGAAATAGTAACTCAAAAGTTGAGTTAAAAAGTGAAAAATTTTATTAAAAATTTGAGTTTCTATTTGAGTTGTTTCAAATAAGTTAAAATTAGGATTTATCGGAGGTACGGAAATATGAAAAGACAATGCAACGGAAATGTTGATGAGTGCTTTGAGTGTGGAAAATATTATGCTTCATTCTCTCCTCATTTTGAAAAGGAAAAAAACAAATTAAGAGAAGTAATTACAATATATTGCTGCTACGGCACAAGCGGAACGTTTGATGCAAATACAAGACAAAGAATTGAATCGTATTAGGATTTAGTGGAGGAAGGAAAAAATGGCAAAGATATCAAAAAAAACAATAACAGAGCTTGAAGATATTTTAAACAGAGGATGTGATTATGCTGATACACAGTCGGTTGTAACAGAATATGCGAATGAAACATTGAAAGAATTGGGTTGTGAATTGTGCCAAGCTGATGATGCTTCAGTTGTAGATTGGGATGAAGATACAATATGTACAGTAGAAGATTTTGCTAACGCTTTTTGGGATAAGGCTGTTGAAGGAATATTGAATGTATTAAAAACACAAGATTAGGTTTGATAAACTGACCGGGAATTAGGATTTAGTGGAGGTAGAGAAAATGAAATTAATGATTACAGACACAAATGGAAACAAGATGTATTATGGCGGTCGCAGAAAAGATGGCAGCTATAAAATTGCAAGTAGTGAATCAGATGCTTTTGATTTTAGCCCTAGAGCTAAAGGCAACATCAATCAGGTGTGGGGCAATCTTCAAAAGCAGCATCCTGACTATAAATTTGAGTATGTGGATTGAGTTAGGATTTAGCGGAGGAATGAAATGTTAAAACCAAATTGTGAAGCAAAAGAATTTGAAAAGTACGGATTTAAGCGTTGTAAAGGAATAGCAGGAAAAAGCGAATGTTACTACTTGTGCGTTGCTAATGGGTGCAAAATGCTTTTCGTAAGTAATTGTTGTTTTTGTGTTAATGATTGGAAAGACGATGATCCACGAATACATAAAAATCCAAATTGCAAATACAGAGATCATAGAGATTCACTAGATATTATATATGATTTGATTAAGGCTGATATGTTGGTTAAGGTAAACTGAAAGTTAGTGAAGGAGAATGGCTTATGAAGTTGTCAAAACTGACTAAGCCAGAACTTGAAGAAATCTTCCGGAACGCCAATTTCACGGAAGAGGAAGAGAAAGTGTTTTGGGATTTGTCTAAAGGAATTTCTCAAAAAGAAATATCCTTTAGACATTCCATTTCTGTAACTACTGTAGAAAGAAGAGTAAGGTCTATAAAAAATAAACTTAAGCGGTTAGAAGGTGATAGATTTGGAACTTTCTGATATGGAAATATTGCAATATGCCGTTAGCAATGGTATGATTGACATGGAATCTTTGCAAAAAAGCATTGAAATGAAAAAGAAAGAGGAGTATCTGAAGAAACACCAATACGCAATCAACAAAGGCAAAGACGGATACTGGAGAACTTATTTGCCAGATGAAGAAAAAGGAAGGAGACTTGTAAAAAAGAAAAGCGAGGAAGATCTCAAAGAAGAAGTTATTGAGTTTTACTACCAAAAAGAGCAAAATCCAACAGTTACAGAAGTGTTTTACGAATGTGAAGACCGGAGATTGTCTCTTAAAAAGATATGTAAAGCAACATACGACAGAGACGAGAGATATTTTCTCAGACACTATGGAGAGTTGGGAAAGCGAAGAATAAAATCAATATCAGAAGATGAATGGGGGGATTTTTTAGAGGAAGAAATTGCCGATAAAGAGTTGACACCTAAATCATTTTCCGGTCTAAAAGGAATTACAAGAACATTTCTTAAAAGAGCGAAAAAACGCAAACTTATTGATTTTAATATCGTAGAACTGTTTGATAATCTTGACGTATCTGATAGTGATTTTAAAAAAGTAATAAAAGAAGACTATGAAGAAGTATTCGACGAATATGAAACTGATGTAATGATTAAGTATCTTGTCAGCCACCTTGATACTTCTAATGTTGCGATATTGCTTATGTTTTTAACTGGCGTACGTATCGGAGAAGTTGTAACATTAAGGCATTCCGATTTTTCTGATAATACTTTTAACGTTCGCAGAACGGAGACGAAGTATAAAGATGAAAACGGAAACAATGTTGTTGAAGTAAAAGAGTATCCTAAAACCAAGGCAGGAATCAGAACAGCAATTATACCAAGTGATTATGTATGGATTTGCGATAAAATAAAACACATGAATCCGTTTGGAGATTACATTTTTACCAAAAATGATATTAGGATCACCGCACAGGCGGTTAGACAAAGGCAGAAAAGGCTTTGCAGGAAATTGAAAATTTATCCAAAGCCACCGCACAAAGTAAGAAAGACATATGGAACTATTCTTATGGACAACAATGTGGATAAGAGACTTGTCATGGATCAGATGGGGCATACAGATATTATGACATCAGAAATACACTATCATAGGAACAGGAAAACCATTGAAAAGAAATCGTCTATTTTGAGTAGTATACCAGATTTACAGGCAAGGTGA